AGCAGCCGGCGGCTGGCGGCGGCGCGGCGGCGGACTTCGCCGCGCGCACGGCGCAGGTGGAGAGCGGCGGGAACGCGGCGGCGCGCAACTCGCAGTCGTCGGCGGCTGGCGCGCATCAGTTCGTCAGCAAGACGTGGCTGGGGCTGATGCGTAAGCACCGCGCCAAACAGACGGCGGGAATGAGCGACGAGCAAGTGCTGGCGCTCCGCGACAATCCGATCGTGTCGGCGCAGATGGCCGGCATCTACGCACAGGAGAATGCGCGCGCGCTGACCAAGCGCGGCCACAAGGCCGACAACGGCACGCTGTACCTGTCGCACTTCTTGGGCTCGGGCGGCGCCAACGCAGTGCTGGACGCCAACCCGAACACGCCCGTCGAGCAAATCCTTGAGCCAGGCCAGATCGCGGCGAACAAGTCGGTGCTGGCGGGCAAGACGGCCGGGCAGGTGATTGCTTGGGCATACGGGAAAATGAATACGCAGCCCGGTGCCGCGCCGTCTTCGCGCCCCGTTCCGGAAGATGCTTCGGAGATCGAAACGCCCGAGCGGAAGGATCGCGAGACGGTCAGCGAGTTCATGTCGCGCGTGCTCGGCGACGAGAACGAGGACGGCACCGGGCTTGAACAAGCGGACGATTCCGGCGATGATGCTGGTTCCGGCGCTGCACCGTCTGTAACCCCGGAGTCGGCGGCCAGCAGCGTGGCGCCGGCTCCTTCGCCACCAGCCGCACCAGCGCCGCGCGCACCAACCGGCGATCTGTACGAGCAAGCCCGCGCCCTTGTCACCGAAGCTGGCAAGGGTTCGCCCTCCTACATCGGCCGCAAGCTGGGTATCCCGCAGTCCGAAGCAACCGCATTGCTCGATCGTATGGCGAACAATGGCGTGGTGCAGCCCCGCGACGGGGCCGGCTCCTATCCTTTGGTGTCTTCTGCCGCTGCCGCCCCGGCGCAGGCAGAAACGGGCAAGCGCATTACCGGCTTGCGCTCGTTTGTCCATGGCTCTCCACGCGAGGACCTGACGCTTGCCGACATTACCACCGACCCGCGCGATACCAAGCAGGGATCAGGAAAGAAGAGCAAGTTCGGCGGCTTCTACGTCAGCGACACGAAGGACATCGCGCACGCCGAGGGCTATGCGGGTATGGGCCAAGGCGGCAAGGGCGCGGTCTATGACGTAAACCTGAAGCCGGATGCCGTGGTCGAAGAGATCGGCGGCGACATCACCCGGTTCAGCGCCGACCGCATCGCCGGGTTCCGCGCGCGCGGCGTCGATGTGGTGCGCGGCCGCGATCCCCGCGGCCGTACCGAAACAGTGGTCATCAACAAGGAAGCAATCGAGAGCCTTGCTCGCCGTGCTGGTGATCCCGTCGCCACCGCCGCGCCGAAAGCTCCGGTACAGGATCGCAGCGTTGCGATCGTCATGGACCCGACCGCCGGCACCACGACGACCGTGCCTGTCGGGGTACAAGAGCGCGATCAGCTGGCGGCACCCACAGGCAATCTTCGCGAGCGCGCCGAGCGCGTAGGGCTGACTCGGACTCCGGTGGAAAGCACCGATGCGTTTGTTGGACGGGTGGAGGCGGCCGAAGCAACGGCCCAGGCAACGGCCACCGTCGAGGACATGCCATCCGGCAAGTCGATCATCATCAAGGGCGCGACCGACGCGCAGCTCGCCGCGGTCAAGGCCGCGATTCCAAAGGCGCAGCCCCTGACGCCGAAGAGCGGCGGTGTGGTCTATAGCAAGAAGTACGAGGCAGAAGTGCGCGCTGCACTTGCCAGCGATATCGACCCGCCCAAGGCGGAGAAGCCTGTCGAGCAGCGCCGCGCCGATATGCGTGTCAGCGACGAGCTGCCCGGCGGCATGAAGGTGGAAGACGCGGCGCGGGTTGCGCGCGAGCGGGATAAGGCGCCGCGCCAAGTGGCAGAGGCGGAGCCAGAAGAGCAAAAGCCTGAGACGGTGACAGAACCTGTCACCCCTCCCTCCGCTGACGACAAGCCTGAGTCCCCAAAGGACGGCAAAGCCAAGGGGTACGGTGCCGGTAACAAGTTCTTCAGCGCCGATGCGGCCGAGCGCGCTCGCGCCACGCTGCGCGAGAAGATGCGGAACCTCAACAGCGGGTTCGACCCTGAGACGGCCGCCGCCGGTCTGACGCTGATGGGGTTCCACATCGAGGCGGGCGCGCGATCGTTCATCGCCGCAGCCAAGGCGGTGTCGGCTGATCTCGGCGTGTCTCCGTCACAGCTCAAGGGTTCGTTGCGCTCGTGGTATTCCAGCGCGCAGGCGTGGTTCGAGGACAACAGCGTAAGCACTGACGGCATGGATGACGCCATGACTGTTCGGGCACTCTTGGGCAGCATTCAGGATTGGGGTAGTAGCGTCACTACGGATGGCGCGCAGGAGACGGATGATGGACTTCAAGGGACCGTATCTGGAAGCGATGCGCGATCAGGCGCCCGCGATGTTCAATCGGCTGAACCGAACGGGAGCGCTGGACAAGTTCGTGCAGGATCGGAGCGTGGAAGCGCACGAGCTGTACGAGAAGCTGACGAAAGGCGAGGCGCGGACGCAGAGCGGAGTGGTGATCGACCCGCAAGCCCGGCAGAACGCGGAGGAACAGGTGCGAGCCGTGATGCTGGACTTCCCGAGCCCGCTAACGGACGGCCAGCAACCAGCCGGGTAGCGGTGACAAACTACGTCATCGAGCCCGGCGCGCTGGCTGAATCGCGCGGGCCGAAGGCGAAGGCGCGCGACAACATTGCCGCGATCGAGACTGCGAAGCGCTTGGCCGCCGAGGGCCGGCCGGCGATCGGCGAAGAGCAGGCGGTGCTGGCGCGCTATGTCGGCTGGGGCGGTCTGAAGAACGTGTTTCCCGATGGGCAGGGAACGTTCGGCAAGGGGTTCGAGGACATTGGCCGCCAGCTCAAGGAGCTGCTGACCGCAGAAGAATACGACACGGCGCGCCGGTCGATCCAATATGCGCATTACACGAGCGAGGATATCGTCCGTGCCATGTGGAGCGGCGCGCAGGCGCTGGGCTTCAAGGGCGGCACCGTCTTTGAGCCTGGCATGGGCACCGGGAACTTCGTCGGCATGATGCCACGGGAGTTGGGCGCTGCCACGCGCTACAGCGGAATTGAGATGGACGGCATCACCGCTTCCATCGCCCGCGCGCTGTATCCGCAGAGCGGGGTGCAGCTGGCGGACTACACTCGCTACGATGCGCCGCGCGATGCGTTCGACCTTGTGATCGGCAACCCGCCGTTCTCCGAAACGGTGGTCAAGGCGGACGCGGCCTACAAGGCGCAGGGGTTCGTGCTGCACGATTACTTCTTTGCCAAGAGCCTCGACAGCGTAAAGCCCGGCGGCCTGCTGATGTTCGTCACCAGCGCCGGCACCATGAACAAGCTGAACACCAAGGCGCGCGAGTATCTGGCCGACCGTGCCGATCTCGTGGGTGCTATTCGCCTGCCAGGCGACGCCTTCGAGGAAAACGCAGGCACGAGCGTGACGACCGATATCGTGGTTCTGCGCAAGCGGGCGGCGGGCGAGGCGCGTGGCGATGCCTCGTGGACCGAGACGACGGCGATGGACCTACGGAACCGTGACGGTGGCACCAGCACCGGCAATGTCAGCCGCTACTTCGCCGACAACCCGGAGCAGGTGCTCGGCGAACAGGGCATGTTCGACACCCTTGTTGCGGGCGAACGCTATGCCGTGCGCCGCGATCGTGGCGACAACCAGCCTTTCGCCGAGAAGCTGGCCGCGGCGATGGATCGGATCACCACCCGCACGATCGCCGACACCGCGCCCACGGCGCAAGCTCCCGCCGATCTCGACTTCAGCAGCGACGAGAAGAAGAGCGGCACGTTCTATCTCGGGGCAGACGGCACGCTGTTCCAGCAGCAAGGAAGTGTCGGGCGCCCGGTTGCCGGCCGGGCCAAGGGCGAGAAGGGCGGCATTGCCGCGGGCGATCAGGAGAAGATCAAGCAACTCGTTCCGATCCGGGATTCCTTGCGCGCTATCTACCGCGCCGACCTTTCGCAGAACACAAAGGCGGCGGACGAAGCACGCGCCGAACTGAACGCCGCATACGATGCGTTCGTGAAGAAGCATGGCCCAATCAACAAGGGCGTGTTCACGCGGCGGAAGCCGTCTCGCGTTCAGATCGAGAGCGCACGGCGCAAGGCGCGGGAGGAAGCGCGCGCGCGCGGCTTCGAGTGGAGCGACGGCACTTTCGACGCTGAGCGCATGTTCGATGAAGGCGCGACCGTCGCCCAAGTCGCGGCATCGCGTGAGGCCGCGCGCGAGGAATATGCGCGCCGCGGCGATGCTTGGAGCGATGGCACCTTCGATCCCACCGATGTGCCCGACACGATCATCGAGAAGCGTCCCAACATCGACGCCTTCATGGACGACCCGGAGTCCTACCGGCTGCGCTCCATCGAGCACTACAACGATGCGACCGGCGAGGCGGCCAAGGGGCCGGTGTTCACGCAGAACGTGGTTTCGCGCAAGGCGGCGCCCACCATCAAGAACGCGGTTGATGCGCTTTACCATTCGCTGAACCTGACGGGGCGTGTGGACATCGACATGATTGCGCGCGCCGCCGGGATCAGTCCGTCCGACGCCATTGACCAGCTTGCGGGCCAGATTTTCCAGACGCCTGAAGGAGGATGGGAGCCGGCCGCAAAGTACCTGTCGGGTAACGTGCGCCAGAAGCTGCTGGCGGCAGAGCAGGCCGCAGACCGTGACCCGGCGTTCCGCGGCAACGTGGACGCGCTGCGCGCAGCCATCCCCCGCGATCTTGGCAAGACGGACGTGCGCGCCACGCTGGGCATGAACTGGATTGACGCCAGCTATGTGCAGAAGTTCGGCACCGAGGCGCTGGGGCTCGCCAACATGGCGGTGGCCTATCAGCCGGTGCTCGCCACTTGGATCGTCACCGGCGATAGCTACTCGGCGGCTTCCCGTTCGACTTGGGGTACCGATCGCCGCTCTGCGGTGGAACTGGTGGACGACGCGCTGAACGGCAAGAGCCCGAAAATCTACGACACGTTCCGCAACGCCGATGGCGGCACTTCGTCGGTGCTCAACCAAGAAGCGACGCAGGCCGCAACGGACAAGCTGCTCGCGATCAAGGAGAAGTTCCGCGAGTGGATTTGGTCGGACGATGCGCGCGCCACGAAACTGCTGCGCCGATACAACGACAGTTTCAACAACCTGGTCGCGCCGGAATATGACGGCTCTTACCTGACCACACCGGGCATCTATGCCGGTTGGAGCTGGCGCCCGCACCAGACGGCGGTGATCGCGCGGATCATTCAAGAGGGCAACACCTACATGGCTCACGCCGTTGGCGCGGGCAAAACCTCCGCGATGATCGGCGCGGGCATGGAGATGAAGCGGCTGGGGCTGGTCAACAAGCCAATGTACGTGGTGCCGAACCACATGCTCGCGCAGTTCACCAAGGAGTTCTACGAGCAGTATCCCACCGCGCGCATCATGGTGGCCGACGACGATCGCAACTTCGTGACCGATCGCCGCAAGCAGTTCATCTCGGACATGGCGTTGGCCGATCTCGATGCGGTCATCATCAAGCACTCCGCATTCGGCCTGCTGCCGCTCTCGCACGAGTTTCAGGAGAAGATGCTGTCGGAGCATCTCAATGAGCTGCGTGACACGCTGGCGGCCATCAAGGCGGACAAGGGCGGGGACAACCGCATCACCCGCCGCCGCGTAGAGCAGCAGATCGAGCAGGCCGAACAGCGCTACCTCGCCGCGACGGACAGCAAGCGGAAGGACCAGACCTTCACGTTCGAGGAAACCGGCGTCGATTTCCTGTTCGTTGACGAGGCTCACCTGTTCCGCAAACTGGACTTCGCCACCGGACGCGGCGACGTGAAGGGCATCGATCCGCAAGGCTCCATGCGCTCGATGGACCTGTTCCTGAAGACGCGCCTCCTTGAGCAGCGCCGGCCAGGCCGCAGCCATGTGCTCGCGTCGGGTACCGCCATCACGAACACAATGGCCGAGCTGTATTCGATCAGCCGCTACCTCCAGCCAGAGACGCTGGCCGAGCGCGGCATTGACCGTTTTGACGCTTGGGCAAGCGGCTTCGGCGACACCATTACCGATCTCGAACCGACTGCCGGCGGCACTTACAAGCCGGTGACCCGGTTCAGCCAGTTCGTGAACGTGCCAGAGTTGTCGGCGATGGTGCGCCAGATCATGGACGTGGTGACGCCCGAGCAGCTCGAACAGTATGTCGTGCGCCCGGCCGTGCGTAACCACATGGTCGTCGTGCCGGAATCCTCCGGTCAGGCTGCTTACCGCGCCGAACTTCAGGCGCGCATGACAGCAATCGAGAACCGCAAGGGCAAGCCCAACAAGGGTGACGATATCATGCTGTCCGTCATCAACGACGGGCGCAACGCGGCGATCGACATGCGGCTCGTGGACCCCTCGCACGAGGAAGAGCACACGAAGCTGATGGAGGCGATCGAGAACGTGCATCGCGTCTGGGGGGAAACCAAGCGTCACCCGTTCTACGAAATCGAAAAGGGAGCGGACGGCGCGCGCGGGCGCTACCGGGACGAGCCTGCCTTCTATGCGCCGGCGGCGCAGATGGTGTTCGCCAGCCGCGGCGTGGGCGCGGATCGCAAGTTCAACGTCCATCGGTTCATCAAGGACGAGCTGGTCAAGCGAGGGGTTCCCGCCGATCAGATCGTGATCTTCAACGCGCTCAAGAACGACGTGGCAAAGCAGCGCGTGTTCAACGACATGAAGGAGGGCAAGGTCCGCATCCTGCTGGGCTCGGTGGACAAGATGGGCACCGGCGTGAACGCGCAGCGGCTGCTGGTGGCCAACCACAACATGGACCCGGAATGGCTCCCCTCGTCGGACGAGCAGCGTAATGGCCGCATCATCCGCCAGGGCAACATGAACAAGTCGGTCGATATCTACAATTATTCGACCAAGGGCACATACGACTCCGCGATGTGGGGCATGATGGGTCGCAAGGCGAAGTTCATCGAGGGGTTCTTCCGGGGCGATCCCACGCTGCGCGACATGGAAGACTTGGGCGAAGCGTCGAAGTACGAGCAGGCCAAGGCGCTGACCACGCGCGACCCGCGCATTCTTGTGCTGACCGAGGCCAAGCAGGAACTGGAAAAGGAACTGCGCCGACAGAGCGCCTACGAAAGCGAGATCGCAACTGCGCGCGCGGAAGCGGCCAACTCCGAGCTCTGGGCCAACCGCTTGGAGCAGAGCATCGCACACGAGAAGGCGGACGTTGCGCAGGGGCAGGATATTTCCGGCGATGCGTTCCGCGCAAAGGTTGGCGACGAAGAGTTCACCGAGCGCGCCCTTTTCCAAAAGGCGCTGGACACGGCCATGGAGCCGGCCGAGCGCGAGGGGGTCGAGGTTGTCGGCGAGATCGGCGGTTTCGAGCTGGCACGCTCCACGTTCCCGGTCACCGACTTCGAGGAAGGGCGCAAGCGCGTCACCATGAAGTCGGAACTGGTGCTCCTGCTGAACGGCGACAGCCAGGCGGGGGAGCGGCGATACAAGAAAATCGCGAAGACAAGTGCAGCGGCCAGCGCGGCCGACTTCATCCGCAAGCTGGATTCGGTGGTCGCCGACACGCAGCAGCGCATCGATCAGCAACGTCAGCGTGCGGCCGAGTTCGCCGAGCGCGGCGCCACGACCGCGGCGTACAAGGGCGAGGCTCGCATTGCCGAACTAGAGCAGCAGGTCGCCAGCATCGAAAAGGAACTGCGCGACGAAACGGCAGCGGCCGAAGCGTCGAAGCAAGGTGCAGCACAGCAGAAGTCGGAAGAGGGCGACAAGCCCAAATATTCGCTGATGAGCACGGACGAGCCGGCCTACCGCAGTGGCGACGGCAATCCCGGCGACTATGACGCCGGCAATCTTGCAGCTGATCGCGCCAACTTGGTGGACCGGCTGAAAGCGCTGGGGATCAGCGACAAGGTAACACTGCGCGTCGTTGAGCTGATCCAGAACGAGCCGCGCTATGCCGGGCAATACTGGCGCCGGGTAATCACCATCGCTACGCAGTCGATGGCAGAGGACACGGCGTTCACCCTCGATCACGAGGCGGTTCATGCGATGAAGGAACTGGGCCTGTTCCGTGATGCGGAGTGGACCGCGCTGAAGAAGGATGCTTTGGCGGACACGGCCATGATGGACAACATTCGCCGTCGCTATGCCAACATGGGTCTGAGCGAAGAAGACCTGATCGAAGAGGCTGTCGCCGATCGCTTCGCCCGCTGGCGTCAAGGTCGTGAGGAATCGGGCTTCGCGCGGGCGGCGTTCCAGCGCATCATGGACTTGCTCTCGGCTCTGCGCCGCCTGTTCAGCAAGGGGCCGACCGGCGGCGGCACGTTCCGCGCAATGGAGAGCGGCAAAATCGGGTCGCGCTCCGATCTCGACAACAATGCCGGGCCGCGATTTGCGGTCACCGATTCACAGCAAAGTGCGGATTTCAAGGCTTGGTTTGGTGACAGTAAAGTGACCGATGCGAACGGCAATCCTTTAGTGGTGTATCATGGGACGAATGCCGACGTGGCGATTTTTGGTAACGTTGGCGGCAATTTTCCCGGCCAATCGCAAGGGTTTTATTTCTCCGACAGCCCGCGCCGCGCCGGCATGTATGCTGACCGAGACAATGCCATGGAGCGATGGAATCCGGCTTCCAGATACGCCAAGCCGGTGGTCAGCGGGGCGAACATCACCCCCGTATATCTTTCGATCCAGAACCCGCGGGCGATTGTTGGCGAGTGGGCATCAGCGGAAGCATTCGCTGATGCCAATGGCGGAGAAGTGGTGCGCAAGGCGCGCGAGGATGGGCACGATGGAGTGATCGTCACCAACACCGCGTACGATGATCCTATGCACGTCTATGTTGCCTTCAATCCTGCGCAGGTAAAATCTGCAATTGGCAATTCTGGGACGTTCGACAGCCGCAACCCTGACATTCGTTATAGCATTCCGAACCCGGCCAGCGGCACCGGGCCAAACCCCGGCGTCGTGGATCGCCTGACCGCTGGCATCGGCCGCTTGATGGGCAACGGCACCGCAATTAGCGAACGCGTGGATGCTTGGCGCACCGATCTTCAGGACAGGATGCTGCCCCTCCTGCGCACGCAACAGCGTGTCGAGCTGCAATCTGGCGTGCCGCTGCCCGAGACGATGAACCCATATCTTGCCGAAGAGCTGATGAGCGGCAAGGTCGGCGCGCGGCTGGAGCGCTTGCACGAAGAATTGGTGCGTCCCATGTTCGACGCCATCAAGGCCGAAGGGCTGACCGTCGAAGAGGTAGAATCCTACCTGTACGCGCGCCACGCGCCCGAGCGAAACGAGCGCATCTCCGAGATCAACCCTGCGTTCGAGCCTGGTTCCGGCTCGGGCATGACAGATGCCGAGGCGCAGGCGATCATGGATGCGGTGGACGCCGAGGGCAAGCGCGCCCAGCTGGACCGCGTAGCGCGCCATGTCGATGACCTGCTGAAGTTCGCGGTGGAAACCCGCTTGGACTCGGGGCTTATGTCGCAGACCGAGGCAGATGCGTGGGCACTGACCTACCAGCACTACGTCCCGCTGCGCGGCAAGGCAGAATTGGACCCGGAAACCGAAGCAGGAGCTGAGCGGCCGCGTCGTGGAAGCGGGATCAACATCCGCGGCAAGGAATCTCGCACCGCCTTCGGGCGTGCCAGCAAGGCGTCCGATATCCTCGCCTACTCCTTGCTCCAAGCAGAGGAGGCGATCATTCGCGCCGGCACGAACGACGTGGGGCGCGCCTTCTACGAGATGGCGAAGGCCAATCCCGACGAGGATTTCTGGAAGATCAACAAGGTCACCAGCAAGCCGGTGATCGACAAGAACACCGGGATGGTCACCTATGCGATGAACCGGCGCATGGCGGCCGAGGACGAGCCGTACACGGTCAGCCTGAAGATCGACGGCAAGGAACGCCGTGTCACCATGAGCAAGACGAACCCGGCCGCAGTGCGGCTGGCGGAGGCTATGCGCAATATGAACGCGACGCACATCGACGGTTTCACGCTGATGCTGTCGAAGCTCAACCGCTGGCTGTCGGCAACGAACACCACGTTCAATCCCGAGTTCGTCATCACCAACGCCTTTCGTGATATCCAAACGGCGGTGGGAAATCTTCAGGGTTTCGACGTGCGTGGCCTCACGCGCGGCACGCTGAAGGATTATCGCAAGGCCATGGCTGCATCGGTCAAGGGGTCGTTCGGCAAGGGCTCGGGCGAGTGGGGCCGGTGGTACGATGAGTTCGTCAGTGAGGGCGGACGGGTGTTCTTCAACAACGTCGAAGACTTGGCCGCCATCCGTCGCCGGATCGAACGCGACTTCCGCGAAACGACCAATGCAGGCGCGGCGCTTAAGGCGGTGTTGACGCTTGGGCGCTACGTCGATCAGCTCAACACCGGCGTCGAGAATGCTATCCGCCTATCGGCGTTCAAAAACGCCCGCGAGCGCGGCATGTCGCCGGCCAAGGCGGCCAGCCTTGCCAAGAACCTGACCGTCAACTTCAACCGGCGCGGCAACAAGGCCACGCTGATGAACGCGCTGTACCTGTTCTACAACGCCAGCGTGCAGGGCACGGCGCGGCTCTTCCAAGCGCTGGGATCGAAGGGTGGGCGCCGCGTGGCCTATGCTGCGGTCGCCCTGGGCGCGTTGCTCGAACTGCTGAACGCCATGCTGTCCGACGACGATGATGACGGCGAGAGCTTCTACGAGAAGATCAGCGACTTCGAGAAAGAGCGCAACCTGATCCTGATGGTGCCAGGCGGGCGCGGCGAATACATCAAGCTTCCCCTGCCCTACGGCTACAACGTGTTCTATGCGATCGGCCGCGCGCCGGTGGAGATCGCGCGCACCGGCAAATTCGGCAAGGGCGCGGCCTCGCTGGTGAGCACGATGTTCGATGCGTTCAATCCGGTTGGTGGCACCAACTCGCTGCTGAACATGATCTCGCCCACGATCGCCGATCCGCTCGTGGACCTGACACGCAACCGCGATTTCGCCGATCGCCCGATCATGCCCGACGAAAAGGCATTCGGTCCCAAGACGCCCGACAACCAGCGCTATTGGGGATCGGTCAGCCCGGCATGGCGCATAGTCGCCAGTGGATTGAACAGCGCGAGCGGCGGGGATTCCGTCACGCCCGGAGCAATCGACGTGTCGCCCGAGACAATGGAGTACCTGTTCGGTGTGGCGACGGGCGCCGCCGGCAGCTTCTATTCGTCCAAGGTGATCGGCACGCCTATGAAGATCATCGGCGGCGATCCAGTCGAAGTTGACGACTTTATGTTGGCCCGCAAGCTCGTTGGCAAAAAGCCGGCTTGGTACGACAAGGGCGCCTATTTTGATCGGGTCGCCGAGGTGGAGCAAGCCGCCGACTATGCCAAAAAGTATGGTCAGGGCGACGGCGACAAGCAGGCGGACTTCGAGGCCGCCAACGAGCGCGTGCTGTCGCTGGTGCAGCCGGCCAAGCAGGCGCGCAAGCAGATGACTGCCATCAAGAAGGATCGCCGAGAGATGGATGCCAGGCACGAACGCGGCGAGATGACGCGCGCCGAATATCGTGACGAGCGCGCAGAGATAGATGCGCGAGAAAAGGATGTGGTCACCGACTTCAACAGCCAATGGAATGCGACGCTGAAGGACTAGACCTCTCGCAGCTCAATGTCTGGGAACAGGTGGCGGAAGAGCTGGCGGCGCAGGACATAATCTCCTGTCTTGGTCGCCTCGCTCTTCACGTCCTCCACCACCCTCTGTCCAGCCTCGACATACCCGAAGTCGGGCTTGTACCCGGCGCGCCGGCCATTTTCGTGCATGAGTTGGCGGCCATCGGGCTTGAACCAATATTGCGGCTCGACCACCAAGTCGCAGATGACGCCGCCCCGCTGCAACAGGTACAACTCGTTGCAGCGATTGGCTTCCTTGCGGCTGGGGTGACTGTGACCGGCATTGCAAGCGGCGCTCTTGGCGGCATACTTGTGCCGCTTCTTGGGCAGCTTGACCGGGATGCTGGTCACAGAAGATTGCCGATCGCCGCAGCGGCGCGCTTGCGCTTCTTGATGCCGGCCGCGCGCATCGGCGCGTCGTATCGGTTGTGGCATCTCTGGCAAGCATGGAACATGCGCTCGATGCTCGTCTCTTCAAGCGGGACGCCATGCTCGTGCGCCAGCGTCAGCACCACCTTGCTGCCGGTGTCTGGGTGCGGCTCGCCATTCAGCGCTGTGCATCGGCCGCCCTCGTGCCTCTGCCCGCACTTGCCGTCACACTCGCAACGGTTTCCGCTTCTTTCACGCGCCAGTGTGACCATCGCCTTCCACGATTTTGGATAGCGCGCGCGGTTCTCAGGACGGATTGGCATCGCTGATCCTTTTCGCCCATGCGGGAACTGGCTTGCCTTCCAATCGGCAACGCTCGCGAACCGCAGCGGCGGCCTTCTCCTGCCCCGCGTCCAGCCGGCGCTGCTCAATGTCGAGCGCGCGATCATCGCACCAGTATGCCATCGCAGGATTCCTTCCATAGCCTGTCCGCCACTGCGAGCAGGTTTATTCCATATTTCAGCCAGAACCCGCCATGCCCCAGTCCCTCGACCGAAACCGGGTCCGCAGCTTTGGGGTCGTGCACCTTCTGGTGGTGAATCGGACACAGCGGCACGATGCGCTGGTGTGATCGAGCGATCCGTCCGCCGGTAATGCGCGCGGTGACGTGGTGGATCGTCGCCGTGCGGCCGCACACGAGGCACGGCAGGGCCGCCATCCGATCCATGTGGCGCTTCTCGTCGGCGGTGGGGGCGGCGCCAGCCTTCGGCTTAACTCGCACCTGCTGGACGCGCTCTGGTGCTTTCCGGCGTGGCTTCTCGCGCTTGGCGGCCAAGGCAGTGCGGCGAATCATTGTCGGGCCTCTTCCTGATTATAGGCGGCCAGCACCTCGAAGAACTGCTCTGGCGTCAGGTCGCCCTTGGCTTGGTTGCAGGTCAGGCACGCGGCCACGAGATTGGTGTTGCCGCGCAGGCCACCCAGCGATTTTGGCGCGAGGTGTTCGAGCGTGGCCGATCGCGGCTCCTTCGTGCCTGGCGGCGTCATGCGGCGACGGCAATAGTAGCAGAGGCCGTTCTGATGCTGGATCAGGTTGTCTCGCAGGTTTTGCAAGATCGGGCTCACCGCCTACGTTCCATCCTGATCGGATTTCGCCGCTGCCAAGCGCGCAACTTCTCCATCTCGCTGCGCTCTTCGGCAGTCTGATAGCGAGGCGCTACCCGCAGCAGTTCGGCGATGCGCTTATCGACGCGCATCCGCTGCATCTCCGTGCCAATGTCGAGCGTCACGCGAGCGGCAGCAGCAAAGCCGCCCCTGCCTTCCGCGCCGCCAGCTCGGCACGCGCACCTTCCGGGTCAGGGTCTTGCTCGCACATCGATTCAAGCGCCGGCAGTCCGGTGGCGATGCTGTGTTCGACTTCCGCGCGCATGGCCCGGCGGCCTTCCGCATACCATTCGAGTGCATGCGGCTGGCCGATATCAAACAGACTGCCGCCGCGCCCATCATCAAAGCGGCTGTAACGTAGCGTTTGCCAGACCAGCGTGACGCCGGGATTGCGTGTAATCATCATGCCGGCTACCTGCGTGCCGTGCGGCATATCATCGCCGTTCACCCGCTTCATCCGCGGCTTGGTCAGGAACGGGCAATGCAGCGCGGAGAAGCGCGCGCATTCCAAATGCGACGGTGGCTCTGAGCTGGTGCGGTTGATCGCGCACATCGGGCCGATGACGAACGCCTTGATGCGGCCAAGCGCGCCGCCGCACACCCAGCACAACCCCTTGCGGTGCGCCAGCATGATCTTGCGCCCTTCCGCAATCGGAAAATCGGGCTTGCCGTCGATCCATGCGACGAACCACGGCACCGGGAACCCGCGGTGATCCACGGGCAGACTCCGCATCCGCGAAGGCAGGTCTGGAAAACGGTTGCTCATAGCCGTGCAATCTCCTCTACTGCTGAAAACCAATCTTCGCGCGTGGACCCGTCCACGATCTTGAGCGCGACGCCGATCATGGCCGAATACAGTTCCCTGAAAGCGAACTCGTCCATGTTGCTGAACGCCCAGCTTTTCGGTGCCAAGGCGACCTCCCCCGTGATGGGGTTGATGATCTCTTCGACGTACCCGGCGCCGATCGTCATCGCCTTGCGCAGCGCTTCCTTGCTGACATATTCGGTATGCGGGAACACCACGTCGAGCAGTATGAACGCCTTGCGGTGCAGCTTGCCGTTGCGCGGCTTCACCACCTCCGCGCGGAGCGTCTCCCCGATCTTCCAAGATGCGGGGAGGCTTTCGTGGTCAAGCGCGACGAACCCGGCGGGGGTGCGACGGACCCATATCGTCGCCACGTCAGAAGCCCGCGTTCGGGTTGACTGCGGTGCGGCGCTTGGTGAATGCCTCCATGATGTGCTTGTGGATAAAGGCATCCACCTTCTTCACGCTGTTGATGAGGCGCTTGTTGTCGTCGCGCAGCAGGTCGATGGCATCGTCATCCTTGGCCTTTTCGACCTGCGCGATCAGGGTGCGTGCCCAATCGCCCCATCCGCCTTCAGGTTCCTCCACCCCTGTCACTGCCGGCCGATGATCGTCCTCCGATGGCCGGCGGTTGGAATAGAAAGACACCGAGCGATCCTCACCTTCGACGGTCGAGCCGGAATCGTCATCTTCTTCCGTCACGATCGCAAACGCAGCCGACAAGCTGTAGCGCTTGAAGTAGCTGATGATCGCGCCGATTTCCTGCGGCGTGCCGCTAACGTTCGGCATGGGCACGCCTGCGTCGAGCCATTGCCCGGAACTGTGCAGGATGCGGGTAACCATCTGGCCGCCGGCCACGAACTGCACGAACCACAAGCCGTGCTCCGTCAGGATCGGCCGAAGGTGAGCAACGATGCTGTCGAGGGTCGCGTACTTGAACTTGTAGGAGGGAGGCTGGTAGCTTTCCCCGTTCTGCTTCTGCTTCTGCTTCGGCTTGACCGTCACCTCGCGGTTGCGCTCGACGCCGGTGATCTCCGCCTGCGCGGCGGCCAAAGCACCGACCAACTGGTCGATGCTCCCACTGATCGCGTTCACGCCGGCACCTGGCGGTCATTGATCTTGAACCCAGGAATGTGCGCGGGCGGCTTCGGCCCGGCGCGAATATCCTTCACGGCCTGTTCCAGCATGAAAGCCTTGAGCGCGGCCGGCTGCACCTTGCGGTAGTGCTCGATCGCCGCGGCGGGATCGATCAGCTCGGGCTCGTAGATCGTCTTCATGCCGATGGCCCGGCCGCCGCCGACCGGCTTGACCTGCGACTTGGCGCGTTCGGCCTGCTTCATCTCGGAGACCGCGCCCTTGGCGTCGTTCAGTAGCGCCTCTGCCTGCTCGCGCGCCGACAGATCGCCGCTGGTCGCTGCCGCCTGGGCCGCCTCGCGCGCTGCCTTCGCCACGCGCACAGCCTCCGCCGCCGCCTTGTCTGCCTCAGCCCGCAGTGCGTCATCCTTGGCCTTCAGGTACGGCGCGAGCGCGGCGTTGCACGCGGCGATGGCAAGGTCAGCCTTGCCGCGGTCTTTCTGGATCAGCGGATTGTAGCGCGCCTGCACCTCCGCCTTGCCATCATCGAACACCTTGGCTTCTACCTTGCGGAAGCGCTCTGCCTCGTTCGCCGCGTCGCGGATTTCGTTGCGGAGCGTGCCCACTTCCATCGCACGCAGCTCGTTGTCGATGCCTTCACCGTCGAGCAACCCCTTGGCCTGCTCGTACAACTTTTCGATCTTGATGCGGCTCTGCTCGTAGGGGGACAGTTCCGCCTCTTCCGGCGGCGGCATATTGTCGCCGACCTGCACGCGGGGATTGTCGCTGACTGGATTTGCCCCAGATACGGGCTCGCGCTCGCTTTTCGGCAGCATGGGCGCCATGGTGTCGCGCAACGCAAAATACAGCCGGCGCGCGGCGATCGTGTCGGGAAGCGCGCTGTGTGCGCCCTCGTGCTTCTTCCCGAAGATGATCTGCATCGCTTCCGTAAGATTGGGCTTCTTCAGCATCCCTGCTTTCTTCGCCGGAATCTTGCACACGTCCTTTGCGGCAAAGCAGGTGTCGAAATACGGAATTGGCGTTTCCCACTTGCGACCGAGATGCCGCGCCGCCTGGATGCGCATCATCCGTTGATCGAATGTGACGTTGAACCCGGTCATCACGCTCGCACGCGCAACCCACGCCTCGAAGTCGGCCAGCATCTGCGCGGGCGGGATACCGCCGGCGGCCATCTCATCGGTGATGCCGTGGATGGCAATTGTGTCGGGCGGGATCGGGACGCCGATGTTGACGATCTGGTCATAAGTGTCGAGCACCTTGCCGTCCGCGTCGCACAGCTCCATCGCCAGCGAGACGACGTGCGGTTGATCCTTGTGGTCGCTGGGTTCATGCCAGAGCGGCAAGCCAGTTGTCTCCGTGTCGAATGCGAGAACAAGATTGGTCATTGTGTGCCTTTCAGGAAGCCGTCACCGGGAGGAATGGAAGCTGGTCCGCCAGCGCTCGCCCGGCCGCGGCGAGGCGGTACACTCGCCAAGATCGCGTTCGATAAACCCGGAACTCGATCTCGGCCAAGCCAGAGGTGATAAGCGGGACCATGTGAAGCAGTGGGCCGGGTGAGCCCACCACTCCACAGTCGCGCAATTGTCGAATCGCGCCGTTCACGTCAGGCGTCGAGGACAGGCGGTTCCGGCTGTTCCGCCGCAGCGATCAGCGCCGTGCTGGTGCCGGCGATAATGAAATCAGCGGTCATCGCATCCGCGACGGCGCGTGCCTGCGCAGCCAGCTCTTCAGCCATGATCGCGATTACCTTGTCGCTGGCTTCCTCAGAGAGGCGGATTTCGGTCTTCCCGTGCGCGCCGATGATCTCCACCGTGGCGACCAAGGGCTGATCTTCTATTTTCTTTCCCAGACCGTAATAGGTCCCGTTGCCGTGATACCCTTCGCGGGTGACCAAGAGGCGTGCAAGAAACATGGCAGTGTCCTTTCTTCGTTGTGTGCCGTGCAATCAGATGCGCCCCAAAATATCGCCTGTCAACACGCTTGACACAAAAAGGCATGAGCGTATTGCTTGCGATATGGCATTCAAGAAACGGACCCCCCGGCACGACTGGCGCGCGCAGCTTACTGTCGAAGAGGCGCGCGAGGTGAAGCGCCTGGACAAGCAGATTGCGGTTGCCCGTGAAGCGATGGAGCGGCTGTCGCCAATTCGTAACCGCGCGATTCAGCGCTGTCGGTATCTCGAAGGCTCGAAATGACCGGCGGCAGTCAGAACCTTCGCATGTACCGCCGCGCTCGACGCGATGGCATGAATCGCGTGGTGGCCGCCGAGTTGTCAGGTATCGCGCTTGGCGAGGCGAAGCTGATCGATGCCGACGATGCCAAGTTTCCGCCTTCACCGGAGGCATATGAATTGCTGCGTGTCGAACCGCTGCAACCCGCCGAAGCATCGGCACATGAAGAGGAAAAGACCCCCATGCCCGAACAGGAAATCTTGACCACCCACGCGGCGCAATCGCGCCGCGAAACCGAGCGCGCCATCGATGGCGGCCTCGTTCCCGGTCCGGCGATGACCGGCGGCCAGCTAATCGACCAGATCGGCGACGGCGAGCTGGGCGCGGAACTGCACGTCAAGGCGGTTGATCTCGCCGCGGCGATGAACGAGGTGGGCAACCGCACCGGCAACAAGGCCAAGGGTTCGCTCACGCTCAAGATCGACTTCGAGCGCGACGGCGACTCCTTCAAGGTCGCCTACGACATCAAGGCCAAGAAGCCCGAGGTGCCCAAGCCGCGCACGACGATGTTCTGCGACGAGCACAATCGCTTCAGCCGCTTTCCCGCCGGGCAGGCGCAGTTTTTCGGGATGCAGCGTGCCGGCGAAGGGCCGGGCGGCATCCGTAGTGTCGGCTGATTGCCGATCAAGAACCCCCGCCGGGCGGGTCGCCCGGCAGCACACGAGAAGGAACGAACATGGACGATCAGAACGATTCGCCGGATATCGGCGGTGAAGACGAAGCCGGCGGCGCGGTGGTGTTCGGCATGGGTGGTGCCGGCCTGGCGACGCTCGAAGGTGTCGGCGCAGCGCTGACCGCATCGGCCGAGTTCGGTGACCAGCGCGCGCGTCCGCTGGTCCTCAATGTCACCGACCCACTGACCGGCACCGAGGCGCTGGTGCAGATCACCCGGAACGGGATCACCGCGCTTCCCGCAAGCGTGTTCGAGGAATATCTGACCGAGCCCGGCCGCCGGCGCGGTTCCGCGACCATGCTCGACCTCAAGAGCTTTATCGATCACACCAATCGCTTCAAGGACGGCGATTCGGTCATCTTCGCGAACAACGATCGCAAGACCCCCAGCTTGGCCGCGGTGCTCGACTACCATCGCGCCGGCGCCGACAGCGATCCGCGGTTCGGCACCCACCGGACGCTGCACTCCTTCCCGCTTTCCGACGAGTGGACGGCATGGATGGCGTTCAACCAGAAGCCGCTTTCCATGGTGCAGTTCGGTCACTTCCTGGAAGACCACATCATCGAGGTGTTGCCGCGCGAGTTCGTGCAGCTCGGCGAGGAATCGCAGCGCTTCGTGGACACGCTCGGCGGCATGGAGATGGTCGCCCAGCCGGGCCGGCTGATGGATATCGCCAACAACTTGCAGGTCAACGAGAAGTCGGTGATGCGCGAAGCGCAGAAGCTGCAATCTGGCGAAACGTCGATCGAGTTCCAGACCGAGCACCAGGACAGCAGCGGCAACAAGCTGGTGCTGCCGTCGATGTTCGTCATCGGCATCCCGGTGTTCAAGAACGGTCAGCCGTATCAGATCATCGCGCGGTTCCGGTATCGCAAGGACGGCGCGAGCTTGGTGTTCTTCTACGAGCTGTGGCGCACCGACCGGGTGTTCGACCATGCGTTCGATGAAGCGTTGGAGAGCGTTCGCGAGAACACCGGCTTGCCGGTCCTGATCGGATCGCCCGAGTAACTAAAAAGGGGGCGGAGCCCGAAAGCTCCGCCCCCTTTCCTTCCGCGTTGGCACACTAGAAGAGGACACGTCAGGATGCCCGAGGACGCATATACAGGCGCGAAGCGTCAGCGCCAAGCCCGCTCGTTTTGGTCGAGCGAAGAAGACGAGATCGCGTGCAAGCTGGCTGCCGAGGGCAAGGACGCCCGGCATATGTCCGAGCACTTGGGGCGAACCGAGCGCGCCATTCGCATTCGTCTCGTCTGCCTGCGCCGCGAAGGGCGGGTGTTGCATGGTGCCCGCGACGGATCGGGCGGGCCGCAGCACCTCCACCCTGACGATCCCGGCATTGCCGGGGCCGAAGAGCACGGGCGCTGGCGCCGCGCCGCAATGATCGCCGGTCGCCAGCACTTGGCTGCGGTGGCGCGGTCGGGTGGCGGATACCGCTGATGGCGCGAGCGGGAGCCGCGACACACGATCGCGCCAAGAACGACCTGTACCGCACCAGCGATCCCAACGCCGTCAAGGCGCTGCTGCCGCACTTGGCGCCGGGCTCCCGGTTCTATGAGCCATGCGCCGGCCATGGCGATCTCGTGTTTCAGCTGATCGAGGCTGGGCACACCTGCGTCGGCGCGCTCGATATTGAGCCGCCAGAGCATGGCTTCTGGCTGTCCGGAATGGATAACCCCGCCGAGCATCCCATACAGCAGGGCGACGCGCGCGAGTTTTATGCGGCGAAGCACTGGAGCGCGATCGACCTGTTCATCACCAACCCGACGTGGACGCGGCCGGTGATGCACCAGATCATCATGCACCTGTATTGGCAGCGCCCGTTGTGGCTCTTGTTCGACGCAAGATGGGCACACACGGACCAAGCGCGGCCCTACATGCCGCTATGCCGCAAGATCGTCTCTGTCGGCCGCCTGCGCTGGTTCGAGGGCACGCCGCACAAGGATACCAACGACGCCGCCTGGCATCTGTTCGCGCCGGCCGGCTCCACCGAGTTTATAGGGAGGGCGGCATGAAGCCTCGCCACAAGAAGGTTCAGTTCAATCCCGAAGCGTGGATGGGCGACACCGCGCGCATGTCGCGGCTCGTGCGATCGGTCTATTTCGACGTGTGCCTGTTCAACTGGCAGAAGGCAGAGGCGATGCCCGAGGCCGAGCTGATGATGACGCTGCAAGATATCGGGGCCGATGGTCCCGGCATTGTGTCGCTGCTGATCCAGACCGGGAAGATTGTCGTGTCGGATGACGGCGGGAGTCCCGCTTACTATGTCGCCGAGGCTCTTAATGAAGCGCTGCAAGCCGCAGACTTGTTCGAGCGCAAATCTGGCGGCGGCAAAAAAGGGGCGGCAAAAACTAATGCCGTCGAGAGTGACGAGACACTGGCGGCGGGAGAGACTTCCCCCCCCAAGGTTTCCCCCAATGATATATATTCTAACCCCCTTCCTACCCCCCCCGGTTTGGGAGCTAACGCTCCCTTGCCGATTTCCGACGAAATCGCCGACACGTCAGCAAATCTTGCGGCTGCTGAACCGGAGCAGGAAACCGAGCCGAACGCCGAGGAGGCTGCTCGGCTGGCAGCGGAGCGACTTCGCCGAAAAGCGGAGCGGCGGGAGAGGCGGGCAGCGGAGCGACTTCGCCGAAAAGCGGAGCGGCGGGAGAGGCGGGCAGCGGACACCACCGCGATCGTGACCGCGTGGAACGCCATGGCGGTCACTGCCAAGCTGGCTCGCATCGCCAAGCTGACCGACGAGCGGCGGAAGAAGATCGGTGCGCGGCTGGACGAGCAGACCGTCGAGGAAATCGTGGAGGCGATCAACCTTATCCCACAGCGGTCGTTCTGCATGGGCCAAAACCCGCGGGGCTGGAAAGCGGACATCGACTTCTTGCTGAGGCCGAACACCGTCACGAAGCTGCTGGAAGGCACGGCCTACACCAGCGGCGACGAAACCAGCTGGGGCGGCGCATGACGGACACCCGATCCCTTGCCCTGCTGGTGCTCGACAACGAGTGGAAGGCGCGCGATCTTGCCACCCAAGTCGAAGCGGATGCCGTCACCACCGCGCTCGCTGAGCTGGCCCAGCCGCCGCGCTCCCTGCTGGTCGCCGACCCAGACCTGAAAGGCGAACAGTCGCAGAAGCTGCGCAAGTGGTTGAAGCCGATCGGCATGAAGAGCTGGCCCACCCTGTCGGGCGCCGCGAAATCGGAATGGCTCGACGCGATGGTGCTGGCGCTGTCGGACCTCCCCGCCGGGTACGTCATCGCCGCAGCCCAAGAAGCAGTCCACCGCCCATATCGATTCCCGAGTGAACCGGAAGTGGTGATCCGAGAGATCGTCGCGCGTGAGATCGAGAAGCGGACTCTGGCCGTGCATCGGTTGCGGATGCTGCTGGCGGAGATCAAGCGCGCGAGCGCGCCGGCGCAACCGCAGCTTGAGGCGCTTCCGAAACGCTGGACGTTGCCCGAGGTGCAAGAGGCCAACGCTCGGTTCAAGAAAATCGGCGTTGCGATGCGATACGAGCTTTTGCCGGATGGCGACGTTCGCAATTATTCTACCAAGATACTTGACGAAGAAGACCTTCGAGAAGATATCGGTGCCGGCGCAAGCGTTGGCGCGGCAATCAAGGAATAATAGGCATGACGGAAAATCCTGACCATCTTCTGAGCATGACCGTTGCTGTCGTCTGTGCGGCGTTGCCTGTCAGCCCCGTGGGCGTGAACATCCCGGAGTTGATCTCCACGACGTATGCCGCCCTTGGAGCGGCCGGTCAGCCAGCTGCGGCTGAACCATCGCCGGAAAAGATGCCCCATACCGCTGCGGTGTCGGTCCGAAAATCGCTGGCCGACCCCAAGGTGATTCTCTCGATGATCGACGGGAAGCCGTACAAGGCGCTCAGGCGTCATCTTTCCGCGAATGGGCTGACCCCCGCCGAGTATCGCGAGCGCTACAACCTTCCGGCAGACTATCCGATGACGGCTCCGGTCTACAGCGCTGCCCGTTCGGAAATGGCGAAGGCATCCGGCTTGGGGAAAAAGCGGGGCGACGATGCGCAAGCGTGACTATCGCGGCAGGATCAGCCTGCCCCCGACGCTCGATTACGACTATGAGGCGGAGATGCGAAAGGCTCGTGATCGCAGCCAGCTGCGCGTCACCATCGCCTGTGCTGTGATCGCGCTTCTGATCGTGGTCGCGGTGAGCATTGGAGGGCTTCCCCATGGAGGATGAACGCGCGCCCGAAACCAACGAGGAGTTGCAGCAGCGCATCAACTTTCTGGCGGATTCTGCCAGGGCCGGTATGTTCGCTGCTGGCGCCGACATGCTGGAACAGCTGACTGCGGCGGGGCACCGTGAGGCGCCCGCGATCATCATGCAGGCCGCCGCCATGATGGTTGCGGAGTTGCATGAACAGGTTGCGCACCAGCGCGGGGCGGACAAGAGCAAGGTCAAAGCTGCCATGCTGAGTGCGGTCGGCCTGTACTTCGATCGCTATTGCGCGATGAGCGTGCAGGATGCGCACCCCGATCAGGTCGCGACGCAGTGACGCTGGCCCGTCCATTCCCTCCTGAGCACCTCGCTTTCGAGGGTGTGGGCGGCTTCGTGCCTTCACCGGAGCTTCTTGCTTGGGCGCGGAGCACGTTCATTGAGGACGGCGCGAGCTTACAAAACCCCGAGCATGAGCACCTTCAGCAAGCCAAGCTGGGATTCCTGTGGACGAACGAACCGAACGGCAGGCGCGGGCGCGTGATCTTGGGAACCTGCCAGCTGCTGCCCCCGACAGGCGACAAGTGGAGCATCGGCGCGCGTGTGCTTCAGCTGAGCGAGTGGTTCGTGGGGATGCCCGACTTTCTTATCACGATCTTCGCGCCGGCCGCCGTGGAGATGGACAACGCCAGTTTCATGGCACTGGTCGAGCACGAGCTGTATCATGCAAGTCAGAAGCGATCAGCGGAAGGCGAGCCGATGTTCAGCCGCGAGACTGGAGAACCGATTTGGGCGACGCGCGCCCACGACGTGGAGCAATTTGTCGGCGTTGTGCGGCGCTACGGCGCCCAAGCCGCGATGGTCGAGGATATGGTCGCAGCGGCAAACGCCGGCCCCGAGATCGCGCCAGCACGGATAGCTTTCGGGTGCGGGAACTGCCTGTGAAGGGGCAGTGGACTCCGTGGACAAGTGGCCCTCGTCCCGATCTTGGAGCCGCAAAGTGCTTGGTGCGCATCCGCTGCCGAACCCGAGAGGAAGCAGAGCGCACTCAAGAACCAACGACGCCCGCTCAATGGCCGCGCTGGCAGCATAACGGCGGGCCAGGCGACATTGTAGAAATCAAGGAGGTGTAGATGGATAACGACTTCAACGGAATGACGGGAAACGAGCAACCGTCAATTCCGCTTCGCTGTTTTGATATCAAGATCAAGACCAGCGCCGCGGTCGTGATGACCGATGAGCTTCGCCAGACGATCGCAAACGCCGTGTGGCGGTGCTTGCCGGCAGCAGAAGACGGCGATGTCGAGATTATGGACATTCCTCCACCCCGGAGAACGGCAATGTCTGATGTGGTGGTAACGCAAGCGGACCGCGAGGCAGCGCTATCGCTGATCGGCGGTGTCTGGGATGACGCCGACCGTGTTGCGATCCGGGCCGGGCAGCGAGATACCTTATCCGTCATTCGCGCCTTCGCCCGTCACCGGATGGACGCCACGCGCGATCTGCTGGAGGCGCTGGAAGAAATCAGCGGCCTTGTCCTGCGGGCCTTCGACGGCGAGTTGGTCGCACCACACGCCCTTGATGCGATTGATGACGTGGCGAAGGCCCACCTCGCCAAGGCCCGCAGCACCACTCCCGACACCCCCTCTCAGGGAGAGGGCCTGTGATGTCCCCCAGCGTCGGTGAGCCCGGCTACCTGCCGTATTGCGGCGGCTGTTCGACCATGATGCGCATGCACCGCGACGAGGCCAAGAAGGCGTTCGTTTGCCGCTCGTGTGGGTTGGAAACACGTCGGGTCAACGGCGAGGACATTTTCGACCGCACTGCCCCCTCTCAGGGTACAGGACAATGAGCCGGGTGGACCTGATGGCGCTGGCGGAGCGCTGCGAACAGGCGGGCGGGCCGGATCGCGATTTAGATGCGCTGATCGCACCGCTTCAAGGCTTGCGGATTGTGGACGAGGGGCACCCGATCGGCCGCATGTGCTATGATGACATAGGCTGCGCGCTCATCATGCCCCGCTACACCGCCTCGCTCGACGCCGCGATGATGCTGGTGCCGGAAGGGTGGCGTATTTGGACTGCTGACTTTTCGATTGAGGGTCAGTTCGTCTGGATGCTGTGCGGCCCCAAGCTGACGTGGATCGTGGATGAAGACGGCAACCGGGAAGGCGGAAGCGATTGGTATCAATCCGGCGCTTCCAGAACGCCTGCGCTGGCCCTTGCCGCCGCTGCTCTCCGCGCCCACGCCCAGCATCCCTCCCCAGATACCGGGGGTGTCCACCATGGGTGAGCGGGTCATTCATCTTCGCAACGGGCGGGCATTGCGCTCGCCGCGGACGCTCGGCGAAGGCTCGACGTGGTGCGGCAAGAAGCTGCTTGGCAAGCCGCTCGAGCATGAAGCCGTTGAGACTTTCAACAGTTACGGCAGCGACGTGCATGTCACGATCGATCCTTCCGCCGGGTCGTGTCAGCGGTGCCGAGAAGCCTTCGACGCCGCCTACAAAGAAGCATTCCCCGAAGGCTTGAAGCCAATCGCCACGTTCCAGTTGGGCGATGAAGCCGACATGGCACGCGCCCGCAAGCTGCTCAGCCCTGACGCGCTACGCCAATTCTTCTCACCAGACGGCGGCGGGTTGTCAGCATTGCAACAGGCGATCCGCGACGACCACCGCGATACCGGGGGTGTCCAAGACGCTCCCCAGGAGCAATCCGCATGACTACTCATTCACCCGGCCCGTGGTCGCTTGATGGCAATGATCTGCGTGACGATGCGCAAATGATCCTGTCCGATGAGACCGGCTGTCCAATCGCTGAAGCGTATCTGCAAGCGCGTACTGGCGAATGTGAGGCGAATGCCCGCCACATCGCCGCTATCCCGGCCATGCGCGCGTTCATCGAACAGGCGCTGCCGCTCCTGCGCATCTATCTGGGCGGCGACCTGAACGGCGGGTGCAAGTCTGATGCGGACGGCAAGCCCGATCGCGCCACACTGGACCCTGATTTTCTTCCGCTGGTGCTGGCCTGCGAGGCTGCAATTGTCTCGGGTGAGCACGCCCTTGCCGTCGCGGATCATTCCGCATGACCGGAGCACCCAACACCATGACGAATGAACTGAAGCCGTGTCCGTTTTGCGGAAAAGATTTGTATCGCCGTCCGCGCCAAATGAATGACTATGGACGCTGCGAGACGGAAGGCTGCTGGGCACACGAACGCAAAATCACCGTGCCAGTCGATGACCACAGACAGGTCGCTGCCTGGAACACCCGCGTCCCTCCGTCCCCGTCTTCATCCCTAAGCGGGGAGGATGTGGAGGAACTCGATATCCAAGCGCTTGCATCAGCCATCCATGACGCCCGTTACGATCAAGGACGTGACGCTTCCACGTGGTCGCCGTTCGATGCCGAGCCGCATTCTGGCAAGGTCTATTGCCTGCGCATCGCCAATGCTGTGCTTCTGCACCTTCTCGCCGCCCTCCGATCCTCTCCCACAGAGGAAGCAGTAGCTGCGGAGCGGCTCCGTATCCGCGACGAGATTGTCAACACGCCGGAAACCGCTGATTTTATGGTCGGGGTGCCTTTGGAAGCGCTGCACCAGCGTGAGCGGTGGGGCGCTGCGCACGATGCCGGCAAGACCGCGCTCGATTGGTATTGGCTGCTGGGATATCTTGGTCAGAAGGCCGCGCGTGCCGCCGAAGCTGGCGATATAGACAAAGCCAAGCACCACACGATTAGCACCGCAGCCGCGCTCGCCAATTGGCACGCTGCGCTCTCTGGCGCTGACACCGCTATGCGCCCCGGCATTGACCCGGTTGAGCATGGCATCCGCACCCCACAAGAGCAGGAGGGCTGAGACTGTGAGCGCAATCATCAGCGACTGCGGCGTGTATCGCTACCGACTTGAGCGGGAAGGACGCGGCACCGGGTCAACGGCTATCATCATGGTCAATCCGTCAACGGCTGACGGGGAACAGGACGATGCCACCATTCGCAAGCTGCGCGGGTTTGCCGAGCGCCATCAATGGGGCAGGATCGTCGTCGGAAACCTGTTCGCCTTCCGAGCTACAGACGTGCGTGCGCTGGCGACTGCCGCAGACGCGATAGGTCCGCTCAACGATCATCATCTGAACATTGTGCTTCAACAGGCCGATCAGGTCGTGTTCGCCTGGGGGCCTGTCGCGAAGCAGCCGCGAGCGCTTCGTCAGCGCTGGCGGCATGTTGATCGAATGGCCCGCAGCCTTGCCCATGTCCCGCTGTGCATCGGGGCGCCAGCAAAAGACGGCCATCCCCGTCATCCCCTTATGCTTGCCTACGCCGAGCCAATCCAGCCTTGGAGCCTGCCCGCATGACCGACACCCCATCCCCCAGCCATGCTCTTTCCGATAAGCGGGAGGCCTTGTCCATGCGTCACGAATGCACCTGCGCATGTCACACCACGCCCGGCATGATGCACTTTAGGCCTTGCTGCCGCCCGCGTGATGCGATGACCGACTTAGGCGATCATTTGGGCCATGAGGCTGCCGCCCTCACCGATAGCACCCCTGCCGCCGATGCGGCAGACCGCGTGCACAAGCTTTTGGCAGATGATGCAGTCTGCAATAGCCGTGTCACTAGCGACACCGTGGACCGTATTGCAGCGATGGTCGGCGCCCCTGCCGCTGCGCCGGGCGGCGGGTTGCTGGCGAAGGCGGCGGTTGCCGAATTGCAAGCGCTCGCCGCCCTTATCAAACGCCCGCCCTTGGATGACGTGCTTTTGGAGAAGCCGGTCGCGCTGCGAGCCGCTGCGGCGATCAGAGTGCTTCTCGCCACCCCCCAGCATCCCGACACCGATACCCCTGCGATCCCGGAAGGAGCGTGGCGTTCGATCGACAGTGCGCCGACGGACGCGACGATTGTGGACGTGTGGGCTGGCGGTAAGCGATGGACGAATGCGTACTTCGGGCGGAAAGACCATTTTAGCCGCGCACCTTGGGGCGAGCCGGGTTGGCAAAACTGCGGTTCGATTGTGCCTGATTATTGGATGCCGCAACCGGCCGCGCCAGACGCATCAGACCAGCCCTCCGGTGAGAAGCCCGTACAGGCATCCGTGGCGATGGATGAGGCTGCGCGGGTTGCTTGGCATATGCCGACGAGCGCGCCTGAACTGACGGTGCCGGGATTGGCGCGCTGGATTGAAGCGGTGCGCAATGCCGCTTTCGCAGGCGGTGCTCGACATGACGCGATCAGCACCGCCGAAGCTACGGCGCTCCTGCCGCACTTGCTCGCCTTTGCCACCGCTACCCAGCAGCCCGTAAAAGGGGGTGACGAGGCATGAACATCTGGGAAGCTGCTACACAGGGAGGCTCTTTTGGCCTCGCTTTCGGCTTCGGGCATCGAATAGCGGAAGCAATCTGGCGTCGTATTCGTGCAGCCCTGTCCTCCCCTATGGATAGGGAGGGGGACCATGACTGACGTAGCAGCAATTGCGGCCAAGCTGACGAAGGCGCAGCGCGCCATCGTTGGTGGGGATTGCCGCGATATCGGCAATCCGCCCGTCTGGTTCCTGGTATGGCCCGATCATTCGTCGCTGAGAGGCGCAAAGACGCTGGCCATTCTCACCCGGCTCGGTGTCGTTGAGCGCACCCGTTTCGGCCCGACTAGCCTCACCCCCATGGGCCTCACCGTCCGCGCCCATATCCTATCCGAAAGCACGAAGCATGAGCAAGATTGACTGGTCCAAGGCAGGCACCCGCCTGAGGCGCACGATCCAAGACACCAGGGATGGCGGCACCAACCCAGATTGGAATCACATCGATAAGCGCTGGAAGCGTATTGAGGAATACGCCGGCGAAAGCCTCACCGCGGATCAAGTCTTCGCGAGAGCCCCCTGTGCGCACTGCCGAGCGGCAATCGCTGCTCCGTGCGTGGACGCCAACCAGCGCGTTATGGACGGAGCCCACAACGAAAGGCGCATCGCGGCCGGCAATGCCATGGTCGCGGAAGGATGGTCGCTAGACAACCTGCAAAGACTGGCGCATGAGTAACGACGGCACACAAGGAGGACATATGAAGATAGCACTTTTCTGCGCGGCGGCCGTTATCGGCGCCACAGCATGGGGGCAGTTGCGCGAATCCCACAAGCAGACCACCGGCATCTGTCACGCCATCGACGGCGATACGATCCGCTGCGGCGATCAGCGCATTCGCCTCAACGGCATAGACGCCCCCGAAATGCCCGGCCATTGCCGCCGCGGCCGCGCTTGCGTGCCCGGCGACCCGATCGCCAGTCGCGATCACCTTGCCGTGCTGCTAAGCCACGGGCCGGCGCAGGTGGAGGCGTTGAAGACCGATCGCTATGGCCGCACCGTCGCCCAGGTCACGGTGGAGGGCATCGACCTGTCCTGCGCGCAGCTCGACCATGCATCGTACATTGCAAAATGGGACGAGGGAGGCCGCACTGCGGCGGCGTGCGAATGAGCCGGTTGGACGACGCGCTGGCGCGCTTTGAAGCTTTGATTAATCCCGACACAATGCAGCTAAACACGGATAATTACATGACCATCTCGGTGTCTCTCAGCCGTTTAAGGGAAGCGATGTGCCGCCAGCGCGAAGATCGCGTGAAGGCGCTCGAAGTCGCCGCCGAGCGCCTCGGTCCGCTAGTAAACGCAGATGCGGTGATCGCCGATGCCATTGCCTTCGCTCGCTATCTGGACCCGTTCAATGGCGAGTGAGGAAGAGTTCTTGGGACGCCCTATGGAGCCCGGCCCGGTCAAGCACAATCCTAACGCCATCCCAGCGCGGGCTCGACTCGTCAGGGAAGCGTTCATGGAGGTGGCCCGCGATGAGCTGGACCTTCGCGCCGTGGCTGGATTGGAAGTCGCGGCGGAACTGTGCAGCGACGACACGCTTGCCAGACTGGGAAGGCTGCTGAAATGAGCGGGATGCCGGAAGGCTGGACGACCGTTCTGTTCGCCGAGTGCCTGGACCGCTGCGCCAGCTTCGGCGACCCGGAGTGCTTGTCGGTTGAACCGGCCTGCAAGCCGTGCGCCGAATGCCTGACTGCGTGCAGGATCGACCCGCCACCGCCGCCACCTGACCCAGCGGCAGTTGTTCGGCCGCTTCTATGATCTGGCAGGTCATGCTCGATAGCGGTGCCACCCTGCCCTTCGGCTGGCCCGACCGCGAGCGCGCGCGTGCAGATCTGCGCCGCTACAATGCCAAGGCTCGCGCCAGCCAGGCGGCTATGGCGCGGGGTGACGAGCTGGTGGCCCTACGCCTCGCTGTCGCGATCGTCTCGTTCAAGCCGCGCAAGATGGATGTGAACTCCGGCAAGGCGAAAGGTGGCAGGGCGCGCGCCGCCAAGCTGTCGCCCGAGCGGCGCAGCGAGATCGCCAAGGAGGCGGCCAAAAGGCGATGGGCGCGACAAAGGGGCTTGCAAGAAGCGTGAGTCATGGTAGGAGTGGCGGCGGCACACAAGGAGAATGAAATGTCCGTCATTACAATGATTCCCGCGTTCCGCGCCACTGAGATCGAAGAAACCGGCGATGTGACAGTCTACTACACGGAGGGCGTGATCGGTTATTCGGTCACCATCGAGTGGGCGAATATCTTGCCCGATAGCGTGGACTTCATCGAGGCGGCCAAGGCGGAGCTGATCGATTTCGTCAGCGGCCATTCCGGCACGCTCGCCGATCAGATCGCGGTCGCCGGGTATCTGAGCGATGTCAGCAACCGTCGCATCCTCTCGCGCGAGGCCGCCGAGGACTTGGCGACGGCCATCGGCATCTGGAAGGACCGCACTGACGTGGAGGCAGATGTTCGGCGCCGGCTGGGCCTGCCGCTGCGCTCCTGCCAGCTTGGCTTGGCCCCAGTAATCCACGCCGATGGCGGTGTCTGGGCATAAGCGAGACCCTTGTTTCCATCGCAAGGCAACCGAGCCCTCCCCGCCAGACCCGGCGGGGAGGGCTTCGGCTATGTGAGATTGTGACGTGACGGGGCTTGCGTTCGCTATCGCCGTCACGTAACATCGGTAGCGGCACACAAGGAGATGAATCATGCTCGATCAGTTCCGAAAGACCCAGCTTCAGCGCACCGACACCGCCAACCTTCGGGCCGCTGTCGCTTGGGGCTCCATCAACGCCCGCGGCTCCGACGAAACCGAGTTCGCCACCGCGCATCTGTCCGAGCGCGAGAAGCTGATTGCCCGCGGCACCCAGCGCGATGCGCAGGCGCTGGACGCCGGCTACACCAGGCTCGTCTATATCGACGGCGGCTGCGAGGGTGGCGAGTTTCTCGTCCGCCATGATGCTGACCTCGACGGCCGCTTCAAGGCTTGGGGCATAGACTGGCAGGACTGGACCTGGGTGAACGGCTGCAACGTCCTGATCGAAGACGGTGCGGCATGAGCGGCGATCTCATCAAGCGCGCAGCAGTCACCCGCCGCCGCGTGCGCGGTTACAAGCCATGCAGGCTTGTTACCAACCGCATGAACAAGCGCGGCCAGGTCCTTCTTCAGTTCGAGGATGGCAGTCGCCTCTGGATGGATGCCAGCAAGGTGGACCGAACGTAATGGCCGCCACACCTGCCGAACGACAGAAGGCACATCGCCAGAGGCAAGCCGAGCGCTCTCTCCGCATGGAGGGGGCGCTTCGCGCTGTGCTGGAATCCCTCGACGGCAACAGCAAGCCGCTCGCGGTCAAGCTGCGCACCATTGTCCAGGAAGGGCTGAAGCCATGACGATGATCGAGATGGTGGCGCGCGCGATCTGCGAAGCCGACTGTGGGCGTGTCACCGAGGACGAACTGGCGCGCTGCACCGAACTCGCTCGTGCTGCGCTGGAAGCCATGTGCGAGCCCACGCACGAGATCATCAAAGCCATGGCTGAGAGCCGCGCACGCGACGACGAGGGGGAGTTCCCGCCCGTTTGTGACCTGATCGACTACAGCGGGGAGAACAAGCGCTATACGGTCTTGAAGCAAGCGTGGCGTGATGGGATCGGCGCGGCACTGCTGACGCCAGGTAAGCAGTGATGGAAGAGCCCGCCATGGCTACCCGCGTCGTCGCTGTCCGTCGCGAGGCGGGCATCCACAACCGCGTGGAGGCAAGGCTCGACACCGGCCTGGTCCTGTTCGTGACCGAAGACGAGGTGCACGACCACCACAGGCGGTTGCCGCCCGGCACCTTCGCGGCAAACCCGTGCCGCTTCATCGGGGCAATCTTGGGATTCCGATGACGATCCGACCAACTAGCACTGGCGCACCTTTTCAGGCATGAGAGGCGCGTCATTCCTACCCATCACTCCCATTTGAGCGATTTCCATTGGCCGAGTTCAGCGACGCAGAAAAGGCACTGATTGTGACCCGGCTGGCGCACTTCAAGCGCCCGACCGACGTGCTCGAAGAACTGCGCGAGATGGGAATCGAGAGCGACCTGAAGCACATCGGTGGATACGATCCCACGCGGGGATACTTCCGCGCTGGTGATCGGTGGCGCGTTCTCTTCGAGGAGGAGCGCGAGGCGTTCATGGCCGGGCTGCGCGATATCCCGATCGCCAATCAGCGCTATCGTCTCCAAGGGCTGCAAGAAACGCTTGACCATGCGATGCGCTCGAAGAACCGGGTGCTCTACAACCAGACGCTGCGCCAGGCGGCGGAGGAAGTCGGCGGCGCGCTGACGAACGAGCGACAGGTCAAGGTGACCAAGGGCGCGGAAGAACTGACGCCCGAAGAGCGCCGCGCCGAGCTGACCCGCGTTCTGCGCGAGGCAATCGCCAAGATCGCCGGCGACCCGGCCGGTGCGGCGCCAGCACCAGAAGGAATCCAGTGATGCGAGCAGAGATCATCGTCGCGATCGGCGCGGCCCTCTTCATGGCCGGTGTGATCCTGTATGTCGGCTCGTGCCTGTTCTTCGCGGTGATGTGGCTGCTCAGGTGCCGGTTCGATCCGTCGCCCCTCGCCTTGCCAGTGGTGCTGATGGTGGTAGCCGCGGTGGTGGTGTTCGCGGGCATGTGGCTCGACGCGGCCCGCAACAAGGTACGGCGCCGGGGCTGATCCCCGGCAGGCACACAGGAGATCACCATGGGCTATCACCCCGAAACGCTGGCGTTCAGCTTCCCGCCCTATCCACGCGGCGGCATGTCGCTCCGGAATCACAAGCGACCATGGAGCCTCGGCCGCGCGCTGTACGCGCTGAAGCCATGGATTGGCTTCGACGTGTGGCACATCGACCCGGAGAAGTCGGGTACTGGCAATCGGCGCGACGACAGCTGCGGCTGGTTTCCGCGCAATCCCGGCCCATACGAGGCCGCGGTGAAGCAGGCCCTCGAAGATCGTGACGTGATGCAGCACATCGTAAACACGATGGATATGCAGGTGTTCTGGCGCAGCGCGTATCTTGAAGAGTATCCGGTCGAGGCGCGTGGCTGGAGGCGCGTGACGCCATCGGATGCACTCGCACTCGTGCTGATGGTGGGCTGCCGGCTCGAACACCTGCGTTGGTGGGAAGCGTATCGAGGGGCAAGCTGGTGGCGCAAGCCGTTCATCCGCCGGCACGACATGCTTCAGGTGCTGACTGATCTCGCGCTGAACCCCGGCGACAACCTCGCGCCATCCAAGGATGGGGAGCCGGAATCCTTCGTCCGCCTCGTTGCCGGCGCGATGCACCGGCACATCCGACCATGGTGGCGGCACCCGCGCTGGCACGCGCACCACTGGCAGGTGAACATCGATCTCGTCCGCAACCTGCGCCGCGCGCTGGTTGATCGCTGTGCGACCTGCAACCGCCGTCTGGGCTTCGGTTGCTGCCCCACCAACATCGGCGGCAAGCTACACCACAGCAACTGCGCGGGTTTCGGCGCTGCGGTGGCCAAGGAGATTGCGTGATGTGGTGGCCCTTCCGCCGCAAGTCGAAGCCCAAGCCCCTGCCGCACATGGGGCCGGCATCCGTGGATTGGGTGCCAGGCGATATTGCGGAATGTGTGTCCGATCGCTGGAATCCGAAAGCCGTCGCCATCGCAGGCGTGCTGCCGCCCAAGATCGGCGATCGGCTGATGGTCAGGCAGGTCCAATACGGCATAGACCTGACCGGATGCTATACCGGCTTCGGCCTCTGGTTCATCGGCCGGGGCGGCATCGGCTACGATGCGGGCAACTTCCGCAAGATCGTCCTGGCCGACACCGGCGCCGACCGGAAGGTGGCGCGCAGCCGACCGCTGGAGCCAGTCCAATGAGCGGCAGGGGCATGGAATCCCGACCGTACAAGGAGCGCGCCGGCCGCGACGTTGCAGCCAAAGCCGAGCGTACCACGCTGCCCGAAGCACCCTGCTTCAACTGCGGCGCGCGCGGCTGGTGCCGTCATCGCAAGCCCGAACATCAACCCTCCTGACCCCGGAGAACACCATGAAGACCATCGACCGTGTGAAAGCCCTGATCGGCGACCAGATCAACGTGCCGGCCGACACCATCGCCGACGACGCCCCGCTGGCTGGCATGGGCATGGACAGCCTCGACCGCGTGGAACTGGCGATTGCGGTGGAAGAGCACTTCCACGTCGTCGTGCCGGACGATCACATCGAGAGCGTGGATCTGGGCACGCCCTGCGGCATGGCCGGCTATGTGGACAAGCTGCTGAGCGAGAAGGCGGCGGAGCCACTCGGCGTGCCCGCTGAAGGGTACATCATCCGTGATAACACCTTCGCGGGAAACACCATCTCGGACAACCACATGCAGATCATCGCCCCGGTTATCGCGGAGCAGCCCATCACGCGCGAAGAGATGATCCGCCGCGGCGTGGACGCCGACGAGGGCACGGCCATGAGCGTCATCGCCAAGCTGGGCTGGCCGACCGCGGCGAACCCGCAGGGCACCGATCCCACGCACATTCTGGTGCCGGTGCCCGAGAAAATCGACTATGCCGCCATGTCTCCCGGCGAGATGCACTCGGCACTGTCTGGTGGCGCAGAGCCAATCGGCGGCGACGGCATGAAGTGGGTCGAGGCGTTCATGCAGATGGCGTCCGTGGCGGGGCCACTCGGCCGGGCAATGCGCGCCTATCCCGATGGCGATGCGCAGCGCGAACTTCAAGGGATCATGCTCGGCTGGTTCGCCAACGCCATCATGGCGGGATACGATCACGCGCGGAACAACCCCGAAGCCATCGACGGCTCGGCGCTCGACAGCATCGCCTTTACCAAGAAGCCGGTGCAGATCGAGGCGGTGGAGTTCATCGGCGTCAAGGTCGAGGACGGCACGGCGCGCGCCCACTTCAACCGACCTGACCTGCCGCAGTGGCTGCTGGATGCGTTCGCCGAGGCGGACGGCGATCCCGGCGCCGCGTGGCTGCGCCACGATGGCAGCGTCGCCGACGCGCCCACCGCGCCGAACGTGTTGGTCATCGGTACGCTTGAAGGCGAGCACATCGCGTCGCCAGGTGATTGGATCATCCGCGGCGTGGCCGGCGAGATTTACCCTTGCAAGCCGACCATCTTCGCCGCGACCTATGACCCGGTGCCGGCCGACGACGGTGCCGCGGCGCACGAGCCGCTGTGATGACGCTCTTCGCTGTGTGGGTGGCTGGCGCGCTGCTGTTCCTCGCGTGGGTCACCCTGAAGGTGTGGACCGAGGGCTGGGACCCGAAGTGGCAGGTGTGGTCGCAACTCGTGTTCGCTGCGCTATGGGCGCTGCTCTGGCCGCTGGTGATCGTGATCCTTATCTGGGCCGTTCTGGTGGCCTGCTTCGAGCGGCGATACTGATGAAGGACATTGAGGCCGCGCGCTTGATGCGAGAGATGGGCGAAGACGAGCGCGAGGAAGCTATCGCGCTCGCGCCCAACGTCATCGACGCTCGCGGCCTTTTCCCGGCCAGACCGGATACCGAACGCGCGCCGGCGCCTCCCGGCAAGGAGTGATCCCATGACGACGACCGTAACCGTGAAGACCCATGGCAACCCGGCGCTGGTGCGCTTGGAAAACCGCATCGATCATTCTACGCCCGAGCAATCCACCTATGGGCACAACAGCACCCGCATCTTCATTCCCAAGGACAGCACCCGCGAGTTCGTGGTGACCGACTTGCAGACCGTCAGCAGTGTCGAAGAACTGCGCGTTCAAGCGACTAGCTTGGAGGATGCCTATCCCGTGGTTGATCTAGTGGAAGAGGCGGGCAGCGGAAGCGCGCGCAACTTCTAACCCGTGCTCCACAACCCGCTCGCTGAACTGATAACGCTCGGGCAGGCGGCCAACCTCGGACCGGAGCAGTTGGCCGCCGCGCTTGATGACGATTCCATCCTCGCCATCTTGAAGGAACTGGACCGCGAACGCGAAGCCGAGCGGTTCGGCAAGTTCCGCAGCATCTTCCCCGACGAAACCACCATGGTCGGGGATACGCTGTATTATGCCCGCGACCTGTACCCGAAGCACCTTGAGTTCTTCCGCGCCGGCAAGCTGTACCGCGAGCGGTGCGCGATGGCGGCCAACCGCGTGGGCAAGACCTTCGGCATGGGCGGCTACGAGGTGGCCTGTCACCTGACCGGCCGCTACCCGGCGTGGTGGGAGGGCAAGCGCTTCCGTCATCCGATCCGCGCATGGGCCTGCGGCAAGACCAACGAGACGACGCGCGACATTGTGCAGAACGTGCTGCTGGGCGATATCGCCTACGACGGATCGCGCAAGGTGATGGACGGCTCGGGCATGATCCCGCGCGACGCGATCGACCGCGGCCAAGGTGGCACGACGTGGAAGCAGGGCGTTTCCGATCTCGTCGACACGGTGCGTATCAAGCACGTCCAAGGTGGCTGGTCCAAGCTCGGGCTCAAGAGCTACCAGCAGGGACGCGGCAGCTTCGAGGGTGTGGCCCAGCACGTCATCTGGGATGACGAGGAGCCGCCGCTCGACGTGTGGAGCGAGCAGTTGATCCGCCTCGCCACCACCAAGGGCATCTTGCTGCTGACATTCACCCCGCTGGAAGGTATGAGCGAGGTTGTTCAGCAGTTCCTGCCGGCGGAGTACCGACCGGCGACCGCATAGAGGGGAATGACATGAGGTTGATCGCGAACGTTCTGGTCGCCGCCGCGCTGCTCGCCGCGCCGGGCGCCGCCGCCCAAGTGCAGCGCACCATGACCAACGACCGCTGCTCTGGCAGTATCGCGGTGGGCGGCACGTCACAGATCGCGGCGAACGGCGACAACTCCCGCGTGTGGCTGGTGGTGCAGAACCCGATCAACGCCACCGAGCCCCTGTTCGTGGACTTCGGCCCGAACCATTTGGCATCCTCGACGCTTTCCACGCAGCTCGCGCCTGGCGGATCGGTCAGCTTCTTCGGCGGCGTGGTGCCGATCCAGCAGGTGAACGTGAACGCCGCGACCAGCGGCCACACCTTCATCTGCGAAACCGGGAGGTAAGCCATGCGCCTGCTACTGTTCGCGCTTGCTGCGCTTACTGCGCTCGTCGCCGCGCCCGCCGCGGCTCAGGTCAGCAACCCGCCGGCCGTCCCCAACCTGCCCGATCCGGCCACCATCGCCACGAAGCAGAACGTGGCCGACGCGATCGTCCAATCCACTCCCGGCACCTGTCCGATGCCCGAGCGCGATACCCTGTCCGGTTCGGCTGGCGTGGGTGATCGGTGTATGCCGCGCTCCGACAACTCGCGGCCGTCCGTCATTCAGGCCAAGACCACCATCACGGCAGCGGATTCCAGCTATTCGGTGACTTTCGACGTGCCGTTCCCCTCGACGCCAATTTACGCCGACGCGCGCGTGTACGGGGTGGACCAGCCCTATATCTGCACCGTCAAGACGCTGACCACGACCGGCGCGACTGGACGTTGCTTTCAGCTCGTCGCCACAACGCTGCCGACCCTGACGACTTCCCTGCTGGGTCTTGTCGTCTCTCCCGTCGCCAGTGCTGCCGGCAATCTTTCCGTGCGCGTCGTTGCGCGTCAGTAGGAGAATCGACATGGCATCCCTCCCCTTTGATCCGAACAACCCCGAGGTGCGCGTCGCCGGCTTGCCGGTGCTGCTGGGTGTCGATGGCGGCGGCTATTACGCCACTGCCACGTTCCAGAGCGTGTACGTCAACTCCTCCCCGCTGATCGTCTATCTCGATCCGCCGGTCGCGACCGTTGCCGAGGTGAGCCTTCCAGGTCTGCTGGTGGCATTGCTCGGCGCGCTGGCGAATGGCGCTATCATCCAAGCCTGAAGGAACGCCTCATGCCGACGATCCGCATTCCCACCAGCAATCCAAAGTTTGGCCGCTTCGTTCCTGTCGGCGTCAACGGCGCCGTGCGGCGTATCCCGGTGGGTGTGGACTTCGATGCGACGGATGCGGAGATGGGCGCGCTGGCCGCCGCCGGCGTGCCCACCAGCATTGGCTCGCTGCCGGCCGGCACGATCATGCTTCCCACCAGCCTTGGCTCGCGTATCCCGATCGGCCTGAACGGGGTCGTGTCCTATCTGCCGACAGGCATCCCCTTCGCCGCCACGCCCGAGCAGTTGGTGGCTCTTGATCGGAAGGGCATATCTTACTGGTCGGCGACAGTCGTGCCCGCGCAAACATTTCCTACCCCAGCGGATTTCCTGCTGGTCGGTAACCGCTTGGCCTATCCAGTCGAGACCACCCCAGCTGCGCAATTCGTGGGCGGCTTCATGACCTATCAGGCCCCACCGTGGGATACAGTAGGCTGGCGCTTTGGTTTTGTCGGATTTGCCGGCCAGAACAATATCGGCGAAACCAATCTCGGCAACGACGTGCCCTACGAGGCGGCTCTTATCGAGATCAACGACGTAAAGTATTATTTGCCGGCCACGCCGGGACAGGCGACTACTTCGCCAAACCCCTTCGTCGTCCCCAATGGCGGCTTCTACTGGACGGCAGATCACAACATTGTCGTTCCAGCGAACACGATCGTCCGTATTGGTTGGGCCGATGCCGCGCCGACTACCGCCACTATTAATCGAGTGACGGCAATCACGCAGGTGGGGCCGGAACTTTTTGCTACGGCGTCCGGGCGCGGAGATTATAGCACTGGCGGATCAACATCCCGCTTGTCTCTTGTGGCGTCCAACACCACGGCTGCATCGACGTCTCCCGGCTTGGGTCTTCTTGGCAACAAGTTTATTGGGGCTCCCGCTAAGGTTGTTGCCCGTCCGCTCACGATAGCAGACGCCGCAAAGGCAAAGGCATTTCTCGGCGTAGGTATGTCGATCGATTGGGGCGGCAATCACAAAAACGCTGTTTACGGTTCGGACGGCGTTCATTCGATGGCCTATGGCGGCTTTGGTTATGGCCTTGCCGACCCCACGAACGGGCGCATCCCTTTTGCGACTTTCGCGGTTCCCGGCACGCGGGCACTGGATATCACCAATAATCCCGGCGCAGCACCGGGCGTTGGTGCGTCCGGCTGGGCCAAGCGCGAGGCGTTCTTCGCGGCTGTCGGCTTCCCATGGACTCACGTAATCATGGGTGCGCCAATCAACGACATTACGGCTTTCCCGAGCGCCACTGTGACCGCCAATCTCGATGCCGCACTGGCCGCGATCAAGGCTCGGGGTGGTCGCAAGACGATCCTCACCCCGGCGCGCCCCCAAACCAACGCGGCCGAAGACCCTGGCGCAACGGCGAATGGATATCTCTACACTGGCGGAGACACGCACCAGACGCGCAGCGCGGATAGCGTACATGTGGCGGTTGATGCGTACATCATGGCAAAGCCCGTCAATGTGGATTTCGTGCTCGACATTCGGCCGGCGCACGAAAGTTCGACCGGGAGCCGCAAGTATAAGCAGGGTCAATCCACCACGCTTGCGCAAGCCGCAGCCGGCCCGCCTGCCAACGTAGTCGGGTCGATCGCGGCTGGGTCTAACGTTCTGACGGTGGAAAGCGTCGGGTCGGGCACGCTGGCGGTGGATCAGCGCGTCACGGTAGCGGGCCTGCCCACCAATACCTTCATCAACGCTCTAGGTACGGGGACGGGTGGCACGGGAACCTATACCCTGTCCGCCAATGCCACGGCGGCGGTTTCGAGTGCGACCCTGACAGTGACCGGCGTTTATCGAATCACGGTTTCGGACGGCTCGCGGATTGCGCCCGGTGATTTCATTGCCATCAATCCAAATATCTCCGCTTCTCTGTCCGAAGGCGCAATCGTTACCACGAAGGCGGGCAATGTCCTGACGCTGACGGGAGGGCTCACAAAGGCGCAGGCGAGCGGCGCGACCGTGACCGTTCAGTGGGTGGCAGACGGAACGCACCTTTCCACCGCGGGAGCAAAGGCCGAGGCTGCCATCGTGGACGCTGCAAAGCCGGCGATGACGGTTTAAATAAGTGGGAGAGATTACAGAATCCTCTTATCTTGTTACAGCCGGATGGGATGACGTGCCTCATTTGGATGAGGACACGAAGCGTCAGCTGCTGGCACGCACCCCGCCGTATCTGCGCGACGCGCGCTCCAAGGGCACACCCTCGCTCGGCGCCGGCGCAATCTATCCGATTCCGGAAAGCGATATTACGGTGCCCACCGCGCCGATCCCACCGCACTGGAAGCGGTCGTATGCGATGGACGTGGGCTGGAACCGCACGGCTGCGCTGTGGGGCGCAGAGGACCCGGAGACGGGAAACTGCACGCTCTACAGCGAATACTACAAGGGCCAGGCTGTGCCGTCCGTTCACGCCGATGCGATCCGCTCGCGCGGCAAGTGGATGAAGGGCGCAAGCGATCCCGCGGCGCGCGGCCGATCGCAGAAGGATGGCGAGCAGCTGTTCGCCACCTATCAAGAGCTGGGGCTCGATCTCGTGGCCGCCGACAATGGCGTGGAGGCTGGCATCTACGACGTGTGGCAGATGCTGGAATCTGGGCGTCTGAAGGTGCAGCAGCACTTGGTCAACTGGTTCGCCGAATACAGGCTGTATCGTCGGGACGAGAAAGGTCACATCGTCAAGAAGAACGACCACTTGATGGACACGACGCGCTATTGGGTGCGAACAGGCAGGAAGATCGCCACCTATCGTCCGGTCGATGCAATCGCCGGTGGAATGGGTGGCGGTGGCATCGCAGGGCGAATGGGGTACTGACATGCTGATGAACAACGTTCCCTCGCTCGCCGCGATGGCCCAGGTGGATGTAATCGATAACGCCGTGGTGCCGCCGCCGCGGCCGACCCCCGATCCTGCCGCAACGGAAGAAAGCCTGCGCGGCATCGTGGACCGCCTTCAAAAGCTGGCTGATGAGCAGGTTCGCCAGAAAAGCACGGTGGAGCAGCGCTGGATCAAAGCCCTTCGCTCGTTCCACGGACATTACGATCCCACGATCGAAACCCAGCTCAAGGAGCAGAACAAGAGTCGGGCATTCGTCAAGATCACCCGCAAAAAGGCGAACAGCTGGAAGGGGCGTCTCGAATCCCTGATCTTCCCGACTGACGATCGCAACTATGGCATCCAGCCCACGCCGGTCCCGTCGCTGACCGCGGACGCCAAGCGCGCGGCGGAAGAGGCAGAGGCCGCCGTCGCGCAGGCGAACGAACAGCAGGCGCTGGCCGAGCAGCAATCGGCGCAGGGCGACGAGGCGGGGGCGGCCGTCGCGCAGACCGCAGCGCAGCGCACCGTGAAGAAAGCCACCGACGCCGCCGATCGCGCGAAGCAGCTGGATGCCCAGATCGCAGAGGCGAAGAAGCGTGGCGAGGCCATGCAAGCCGTGATGGACGATCAGCTGATCGAATGCAGCTACCCCGGAGAGGGGCGCGACGCGATCAGCGATTGGGTCATCTTGGGCAGCGGCATCGTCAAGGGGCCGTTGGCCGCGGACGTGGCGCGCGGGCAGTGGGTCAAGAAGGAAGACGGCTTCGTCTATGAGCGCTCGCCCGATCCGGCCCCAATCTTCAAGCGCGTGGACCCTTGGAGCTATTTCCCGGAAATGGCCGCGCGCAAGAAGGGGGAGGAAGAGTTCGAGTTCGAGCGCCACCTGTGGACACGCAAGGATCTGCGCCGCAACGTGAAGGAGCGCGGCTTTGATGCCGACGCCACGCGCCGGCTTTTGGACAACGAGGTGCGCGACCGCTCCATCACCGACGCCGGCATGAGCTATCTCGCCGAACTGCGTGCGATCGACGGCGCCACCGAGTTGCTAAAGGGTCGGTTTGTCGGCTGGGAGTACCATGGGCCGCTGGAATGCGACGAGCTGGTGACGATGCTCCATGCCGTGGGCGAGCACGATCTCGCTTTCGAGTATCAAGACAATCCCGATCCCTTGGCCGAGTTGCGGGTCATCGCCTATTTCTGTCAGGGTGAGTTGCTGAAGATCGCGCCGGAGTATCCCCTCGATAGTCAGGAATCGCTCTACAGCCTCGTCCCGTTCGAGCAGTCGGAGGGATCAATGTTCGGCTATGGCATCCCCGATATCATGGAGGACAGCCAAGCATCCATGAACGCCGGGTGGCGCATGGCGCTCGACAACGGCGGCTTATCCTCCGGGCCGCAAATCGTGGTGGACCGCGATGGTATTGAGCCGGCGAACGGCGTCTGGGAGATCACGCCGCGCAAGATATGGTGGCGCAAGAAGGGTGCCGCGCAGGTCAATGACCTGTTCCAGGTAGAGGACATTCCCAACAAGGTCGCCGAACTGATGGCGATCGTGGAAACCTCGCGACGCTTCGCCGACGACGAAACCGCTCTGCCGGTGCAGTCGGAGGGCGAGATGACGGACAACCCGAACGTCACGGCCACTGCGTCCAACATCATGGCGCTGGGATTCAACGTCACCTTTCGCATGGCGGTGAAGGCGTGGGATGACGGGATGACTGTGCCGTCGATGCGCCGGCTGTACGACTGGAACATGCAGCACAACGACCGCGACGACATCAAGGGCGACATGAAGGTGGACGCCCGCGGCACGTCGGTACTCTTGATGCGGGAGATGGTCGGCCAAGTGCTCATGGCCGTGGTGCAGAACCACACCGCACACCCGGTGCTGGCCGCCATGCTCAACCCCTACGACGCCTATCGCAAGTTCCTCCAATCCGTGAACGTTCAGCCCGACGAGATCATGGTGTCCAAGGAGGAATGGGAAAAGCGCATGAAGGCGCAGGCGGACGCGGCCGGCCAGCAGCAGAACCCACAGATGGTCACGGCGCAGATGCAGCTTCAGCGCGCGCAGCTGGAATCTCAAACTTCGCTGCAAATTGCCCAGATCAATCGCGACACCGAGCTGACCAAGCTCGCCGAGGCGCGCAACATGAAGCTGGACGATCTCAAGACCATGCTCAACATCAAGCAGATCGAAACCGGCAGCAAGGAGCGCATGTTCGCCGCCGAGCTGGGTGCCGAGCAGCAGAACGCCGACCAAGCGCGCGCAGATGGTCGTGAGCCGAGCGGATCGGGCGGGTTCATCTCGTCCGGCAGCGAGCCGCGCCCATGAGCATGGCACCCAACAGCCCGGAATGGATAGCGCTCCGTCAATGGAACGCTCAGCGCATCGCCACATGGACAGCCGAGCTGACTGCGCTCGGGTGTCCTGACGACAGAGCGCACCAGCTTCGAGGCATGATCTTTGCTCTTTCCGAGCAGATCGAGCACGTAGAACCGTCTCCGACCCCTGAGATAATGGAGCCAAATTATGGTTGACACACCCACTGGACCGGAACCGCAAAGCGAGGTAAACGATGAGGCAACGGAAGATTTCTCTTCCCACTTCGCGGAGTTCGCATCGGGCAATCCCGATCCCAATCCCGGCGACAGTGACGATGGGAATGACGACGACACGGCCGGTGGTGACGAGGGCGAAGAGCCCGGCGAAGCCAGCCCGCCAGCCGATGCCCCCGGCGACGAGCCCGCGGCAGGCGACCCGATCCCTGATCCTTGGGCAAATGCCTCTCCCGAACTGATTGCCGCGCGTGACGCAATGCGAGCGGACTATGATCGAAGGGTGGCAGGAGCCAGCGGCCGGGCAAGCGGGCTTCAACGACAGCTGAACGAGCTTCAGGCCAAGGCCGGCAAAAGCCCGCCGCCGCAGGAAGCTGCCGAAGGGGAGAAGGCCCCGGAGGATATGTCGGAGGAGGAGTGGAAGGCGTTTACCGAGGATTACCCGGAGATCGCCAAGTTCATTGCTCCGATGCGCCACAAGCTGTCGAACGTCGAGCGCACGGTGGTCCCGATCTCCGCGGCGCGCGCCGAAGAAGCCGTCAAGCAAGCCTTCGCTGTTCTGGAACAGGAGCACGCGGATTTCCGTCAGTTCGGCGATCCGACCATCCCCGGCTACGCGGCCGAGCTGGAAAAGATGCCTCCCGAGGCGCAACAGCTCAACGCCACGTTCCATGGCTGGCTCGGCGCTCAGCGGCCCGGAATCCAAGCGCTCTATTCCAGCGATGATGCCGCCGACGCGGCAACCGTGCTTCGCATGTTCAAGACCGAGCGTGCGGCAGCGATGAAGCAACCGGGTGAGGGCGCAGAGCCCAAGCCCACTGACACAACCGGCGCCAAGCGGGCGCGGCAGTTGGAAGGAGGGCGGCACGTCGGGTCAAAGCCTGGCAGTGCCGCAGCGGGAGCCCCCGACGATTTCGAGGGGGCGTTCGCTCACTTCTCGGCGAAGCAACAACGCCGGAAGTGACTGCCCAAGACGGTCGTAGCCACGGAAGCGCTCCCGAATGGGGGATTACCATGGCTACGACCAAGTATGGCGATATCGGGACGCGCACCGCTGCCTGGGCCGCCACCGAAATGCTCGCACACGCAGAACCCTTCCTCGTCCTGTCCAAGATGGGCATGATCCGGCCGATGCCGAAGAACAAGACGGATACCGTCAAGTTCCGTCGCATCATCCCGCTGGCGCCCGCCACCACGCCCGTTGTGGAAGGCGTCACGCCGACCGCGCAGAAGATGGGCTACGAGGACGTTACCGTCGTCCTGAAGCAGTACGGCCGCCCGATCGAGATCACCGACAAGGTGACCGACCTGTCGGAAGACCCGGTTCTCGCCGACGCCAGCCAGCAGGCCGGCGAGCAGGCGGGACGCACAATCGAGCAGATCGTCTATGGCGTGCTGCGCGCCGGCACCAACGTCGTGTACGCCAACGGCGCCGCGCGCGCCGCGGTCAACACGGCTATCACGCTGAACAAGCAGCGCGCGGTGACCCGCGTTCTTGCCGCCCAGAAGGCGCGCAAGATCAGCCGCATGGTCGCGGCCGGGCCGGGCTATGGCACCAGCGCGGTGGAAGCCGCCTACGTTGCGGTGGGCCACACCGATCTCGACAGCGACATTCGCAACATGGCCGGCTTCGTGCCGGTCGCGAAGTATGGCGCCAAGTCGATGATCTCCGAGCAGGAAGTCGGCACGGTCGAGCAGGTCCGCTACATCCTGACGCCCGATCTGGCACCGTTCGCCGATGCGGGCGGCGCGGCCGGCACCACTGTGCTGTCCACCAGTGGTGCCCAGGCCGATGTGTATCCGGTCCTCTTCTTGGGGCAGGATTGCTTCGGCCAAGTGCCGCTCAAGGGCAGCGAGGCCATCACGCCCATGGTGGTGAACGCCAAGCCGACCGACAGCGACCCGATGGCGCAGCGCAACTACGTGTCGTGGAAGACGTGGTTCGCCGCGGTCATCCTCAACGATCTGTGGATGTGCCGCCTCGAAGTGGCCGTCTCCAAGCTGTAATCCAGCGCGGGGGGCTCTGATGCCCCCCGGTCCTTTCTCCCATAGAGGGATACAACGACCATGATTCCGAGCATCACGATCTCGCAGGTTACGGGAACGGGCGCCGCCCTTTCCGTCGCCATTGGCTTCGTTCCCGATCGGATCGAGGCCCGCAACCGCACCACCGGCCGTACCGTCACGTGGTTTCGCGGCATGGGCGCGGGCACCGGCGACGCTTCCGGCAACGGCGTCACGCCGGCGGCGGTGACGGCGGGGCAGGGCTTTTCGGCCATGAACAGCACCACGCTGGGCGATGGCTTCACCATCGGTGTCGACGCCATCAACACCGCAGGCCAAGTGATCGATTTCATCGCCAGCCGCAGCGGTCCCGGCGCCTCGAACACCTAAGCGCGCGGGGAGGTTGATACCTCCCCGTTCCCTTTTCCACGCTCCATCCAAGGGAGAGAGCAATGCCCGACGAAAATGAGCAGGCCGGCGAGAAGCTGACCACCATCGTTCTTGCAGCCGACGACAGCACCTCGCGCTTCGGCAACACCGTCCCCGTGCCGGTCAACGGCAAGGTTTCGCACCTGACCGTGGGGGAACCAACCCCTGTGGGGGAGCACATTATGTCCGCCCTCGACGGCGCCGGCATCCGTTACACGGTGCAGGATTCGAGCGAGGATGCGACCGGGGCGTCGTCGGGAGGGGTCTTCGACGGCGCCCTGCCTGCCGACGATACGGCGCAGAAGAGTATCACTCCCCTGACCGATCGCAACACCCCCAACGGGACGGTGCAGAGCGACGTGCAGCAAGGCACCGCCGGCGACGAGCTGGAAACGCCCACCGAGCTGATCCCGACGCCGGCGCCCGAGGACTCCCAGCCGAATGCGGCGGGCGGCGTGACGCTCGCCAACGGCGTGAACAGCGCGGTTGGCACGAACGCCGATGCGGCCGAGCCGCAGGAAGTCGGCCAGGCCGAGGGCCAGAGCGAAGAAGCGGCCACCAAGGAGCCGAACGCGCTCGATGGTTCGATCCCCGATCTGGTCGAATACATCAAAACCGAGAACGATCCGGCCGAGATCGATCGGCTGATCGCTGGCGAGAAGGCCGGCAAGTCGCGCATCGGCGCGCTGGACGCGCTGGAAGCTCGCAAGAGCGAGCTGGCTGCTGCCGAGTAACCTGACCGGGCGGGGCGCGTTGCCCCGCCCCCAACCTGAAGGGGACCCCTCCCATGAAGATTTCGCAACTCCCTCTCGCTGAAGCGACGCCCGCCCAAGTGCGCGCATACGCAACCGATTTTCTCCAGCTGGATATCGAGCACGGTTCCAGCGATGCGGCCGTCGAAGCGGCCGTGATGACCGCGCAGGGCTGGGCTGGCGATGGCACGGAGATGATCTTCGTCATGGAAGCTGCGGCTGCTGCGCCGTCGCAAGCCGGTGACCCGCCGCCTTTCGTGCCGGGCGCCACCGCGCCGCGGCCCGCCGCCCCGGTCGGCGCCATGGCGGGATCGCTGGGACACGATGACCCGCAGGTCACCATCAAGATCAACAACGATGCCGGTCGCGGCTCCATTGGCGCGCGCGATGTTCCGGTGGGCGTGAACGGCCGCGTCTGGCAGCTGAAGCGGATGGTTCCCGTCAAGATTCCGTATCGCGTGTTCTTGGCGTTGCAGGATGCGATCGAGGACGAGGTGACGCACGATCCCAGCAACAACGAGGAGCTGCACACCGATGTGCAGCGCGTGACCTATCAGAGCATTTCCATGCCCAGCGCCGATGAGATCGCCGAGTGGCACGCGCGCGTGGACGCCACGGAGCTGGTTTGAACCATGGCCACGTTCCTTGAGCTTGTCCGCGACTTGGCCCGCGAAAGCGGGACGCTGGCTGGCGGGGTGCAAATCGGCACCCTGACCAACGTGACCGGGCGCGCGGATAAGCTCGCGGCGTGGGTGCGCAAGGCATGGATCAACATCCAGAACGAACGGCAGGATTGGCCGTGGATGCGGCGAGAGTTCCAGAGCAGCTTGGCGATCGGTGTGGCTCGTTACACTGGCGCCGATTTGCGGCTGGTGCGCTTTTCTCGGTTTATCGGGGATCGCCCGTATGGCGCCGGCCGTCATTTCGCGACCTTCACGCTTTGGGACCCCGCCGAAGGGCAGGCTGACGAGGGGGCAATCCAAGAGATCGACTACGACCTGTGGCGCGTGCGCTACGGTCGCGGCGCGCAAGAGTTGAACCGCCCGACCGTCTGGGCGCGCTCGCACTTGCAGGAGCTATGCCTGGGCGCGATCCCCGATAAGGCGTATGCCATAACGGGCGAGTATCGCGTGCTGCCCCAAGTCCTCACCTCAAACGACGATGTGCCCGAGTTGCCGGTCGAGTACCACAACGCGATCCTGCTCGAAGCGCTCAAGCTGCTGGGAATCAGCGACGAAAGCCCGCAGACTGCCTCATCTGCAATCAGCGAGTATGTGCTGGCACGCCAGAACTTGAACCGCGACTATTTGCCCGAACTGACGATCGGCGGCGGTCCGCTGGCATGACGCAGCGCCCTTCGGCCTATGTCTTCCAAGGCGGGCTTGACGAGATCACGTCGCCGCTGATCGTTCCCAAGGGGCGGGTAATTGGCTGCAAGAACCACGAAAGCGTTTCCGGTGGGTACGCGCGCGTGGGTGGTTTCGAGCGCTTCGACGGGCGCATCTCGCCAACCACCGCTTTTCTTGCCTCCCCCGAGGACGGCGCGGTCGCCGCGCGCGAGGCGGCGCGTGCAGCGATCCATCAAGTTCCCGGTGCCGGCCCCGTGCGCGGCGTGGCGTGCTATAAGGGCGAGCGCTACGCATGGCGTGACAATGCCGCAGGGACTGCCGGGGTGATGCATCGCGCCACTCCCGCTGGCTGGGTGCCGGTGCCATTGATGGCGGGGCAGTCATGGCCGGCCGGCGGCCGATACCTGACCGAGAACCACAACTTCTACGGCGCCAGCGCGCGCAAGCGGATGTACGGCTGCAATGGAGTTGGACCTGGCTTCGAGTTCGACGGGACAGCGGTGACATTCATTTCCACCGGGATGCCGGTGGATGCGCCGAACCGCATCGCGATCTACAAGCAGCAGCTTTTCTTTTCCTTTCCCGGTGGCAGCGTTCAGCATTCGCAAGTCGGTGAGCCGCTGATGTGGGAAGCGAAGCTGGGCGCAGGCGAGATCGGTGTCGGTTCCGATGTGACCGACATGATCGAAACAACGGACGCGCTGCATATCTTCACGATCGATGCCGTCAACACCTTGGTGGGAAACGATGAAGCAGACTTTGTTCTGCAACCGCTTGCCACTGAAGAAGGGCAGGGCGCCATCCCGTTCAGCACGCAGAAGGTAGGGGTTCCGATGTATCTCGACGTGGGCGGCTTGCGGTCCATCACGTCCACCAATGCCTATGGTAACTTCCGCCTGGGCGCGCTGACACCGCAGGTCCAGCCGACGCTCGGCGGCAAGCGTCGTAGCGGCATCGCGCCGGTTGCTTCGTGCGTGGTGAAGGGGAAGGATCAATACCGCCTGTTCTTCAACGATGGCACCGGCGTGAGCGTCTATTTCGGCCGCAAGTACCCCGAGCCTATGCTGTTTGACCTGCCCTTCGCCGTATCATGCCTGGCCGTAGAGCCGGCCGCCAGCGCGGGCGAGCGCGTCTTTGCCGGCGCGTCTGATGGCTTCGTGTACGAGTTGGACGCGGGCACGTCATACGATGGTGACGAGATCATCGCATACTTGCAGCTGCCGTGGGACAACGAAGGCAGCTCGGACGTGCTGAAGCGTTGGCACAAGGCAACGATCGAGCTGGCCGCGGAGCCGAACACGCAGATCGGAATGTTCGCCGAGTTCGACTATGGCGATGGCGAGCAGCGCACGTTGCCGCAGCAGGAGTTCACCGTCACTGGTGGCGGTGGGTTGTGGAATACCGTCTCGTGGGACGAGTTCTTCTGGTCTGCTCCCGCCGAGGGCAAGGCGGAATGCTATCTCGACGGGCAGGGGGAAAATATGTCATTGGTGATCGTCTCGCAGGGGACGGAGCAGTTCTCCTACGTGCTCAGTTCGCTGCGCAAGAAGATCACGGTCAGGGGGGCGAAGCGATGAGCAACAGCTATTTCGATCTGCCCAACGACGGGGCAGTACGCCCTTTCAGCCGCGCGCGCGCCGAAGAGGTGCGAACCATCTTCGCCATGGTGCAGGACGGTTTCGACAAGCTTCCCGAGCCCGACCTGATCCAGCAGGGGCGCATTACCGATGTGACCGACACCGGTTCCACGAACGTGCTTTCCGGCGATTTGGCTTCGCCGCCTACGGAACTGGTAACGGGCATTGTTGTCACGATCACGCCAGCGGCTACGAACACCGGCTCGGCTACATTCAACCTCAACGGCTTGGGCGCGCGACCGCTGGTGAACACCGATGGCTCTGCTGTAATCGCGGGGCAGGTCGTGGCAGGCGTCGCGGTGCAGATTCGATATGAGGGCGCTGCGTGGCGTATCCTCACCGGCACTTACCCAGTGCCAGGCCCTACCGGCCCCGCTAACAGCACCTATTCGGCGCGCACTAAGGTTGCCAGCGCGAACCCCGCCAATCTTTCGGCGATTCTTACACCGCTGGACATTGCTGGGGTATTCACTTGGCAAACTGGTGACTTCTCGCTGCAAGTGGCGATCGACACTCACCAAGCGATCTATATCGCATCCATTCTGGTGCCGGTGACGCAGGGCTGCTGGGTGCGCCGGTTTTCTGGTGCTGCGCAGGCGGTGTGGGGCGGCTTTTCAGAGACTGCGAGCGCCGCATACAATAGCGAGGCTATCGGGCAGCTTCTGAGACTGGCGCGGGTTGTGGAGCTTCCCGCCGGTTGGTTCCTGTGGAATGGCGTGCCGTTCGACGTGCCCGGCTCTACGATCTTCGGGCAGGGCATGAACCTGACAGTTCTGGTCGCCAGCAACAGCGCGCATGTCTATCCGAACACCGGCACCGGCTACCGCATCCGTGATCTGGAACTGTTCACCACCGGCACAGGCGCGCTTGCGGGCATGGTGGGGTCGTATCACCAGGACGTGTCAGACTTTCGTATCGAGCGCGTGCGCTTTCGCGCGACGGCGGCGTGCACGACCAATGCGTTCACGATCGTGGCGGATTTCTCGCCTGTCGGCTGGTCCGATATCCACCTGACGGACTGCGAATTTATCAATGCCGGCGGGATGGGTGTCGAGCTTCAAAGCCACGGCAGCAATCCGAATCGCTATTCCTTTCAGCGCGTGTTTATCGAGCGTTGCAAAATCGAGAATCCCGGCCGCAATCCGGCCTTCAATGATCGTAGCATGTGCATTTCCGTAAGCGGGTTCAGCCGCGATGTGGTGGTGAAAAGCTGCACGCTGTCGGGTGCGGCAAACGTCGGCCTCGAAATGATCCACACGCAGTCCATGTTGGTGGCGGACAACACCTTCGCCAGCATGACCGGCTCGCTCATAAGCGTCACGAATACGACGCAAGAGTCCGGGCACAAGATCGTCGGGTCAAGAATGATCGGCGTTAGCGGGAACAAGGTGGAGTTCCACAGCCTCTATAACAGTCTTGTGGACGGCAACGACTTCTTTGTCGTAAACGCAGTAGAAACCAAGGGTTCCGGCAACGACATTCGCAACAACAGAATACTATCCTTGACTGGTAATGGTCTGGTGATTGAAGGCTTTGTGCCGCCGACCGGGCCTGTTACTCAGGGGCAGGTCAACAACGTTCAGGGGAACACCATATCGGCAGCTGGACCAATCGTTCTATTCTTGGGCGGGGCGGCAGCAAATCTGGTCACGAACAACACCTTGATATGCACGACACCAGACGCATCGCCAGAAGACGCCAGCCGCTATTACAACGACACCAATCCGGGCGGCAAGAATCTGGCAATCGGCAACTGGCGTCGAGCAGGTGGCGCCACCCCCAAATACGAATATCCGGTCGCCCCGACCGCCACTCCCGCGACCTGAAAGGCTCTCCGATGCTCACCGACTATCAGAAGATGCGCGGCCTGGAAGTGGCAGAGCAGGGCGGCGACGTAGGGGCTGTCGCGCTTGCGCTGGCCCGCGCTGCCCCAAGCCCCGTGATGACGCAGCCGATCGACATGGGTATGCAGATTGTGCGTCCGACCGCCGCAGATTTTATGGCCGATGCCCGCGCGTTGGTGGCGGCGCGATGAGCCCCGTCGTTGCTCGGGCGGCGGCTGACGCTGTGGTGAAAACCACTTCCGGAGAATCCATCTCTAATGGCATCTGGACCTTGGTGGGTCTGGCGGTGGCGGGCACCCTCACTGCCTTGGGCATCTGGCTCAAGAACCGCCCTGCTGGAAAACTAGCGGATGCAGAGGCACGCAAGGTTGAGTTGGATGGTGACGAGAAGCTGCGCAATGAAATGTGGCGCGACATCGAGAAGCTGAAGGCCAACAAAGAGGAAACCGGCCGCCGGCTGACGTTGGCAGAAACCAAGATTGCCGCCCAAGAGAGCCAGATTGGTCAGCTGCGGTTCTTGGTGGCGCTGGTGAACAGCGAGTTGGAGCGCGTTTCGCCTGGCAATGCCATTGCCAAGCAAGTTCGTCTCATCATGGACGACATGCAGACCCTCGCCAGCAACAGCCATACGCAGGACGTGGCCGAGATCGTGGATTCCGTGTCCAAGCTATGTGTCGTCAAAGGAGTAGGTGAATGACAGACCCCCGCTGGCTCAAGCTCGCGCGAACCGATCTCGGCATTCGGGAAACGCCCGGCGTTGCCAACAACCCGGTGCTGATGAAGCGCTTTTCGTCCATCACCAAAGCGCTCGGCATATTCTACAACGCGGACAGCGTGCCGTGGTGCGGTGCGATGATGGCGTGGTGGATGACGCAGAGCCTGATCGCGCCGCCCGCAATCGCAGTGCGGGCGAAGAGCTGGGCAACGTGGGGCTCGAACCTCGCCGCCGACAAGCTGGCGCCGGGCGCCGTGCTGGTGTTCGAGCGCGAGGGCGGCGGGCATGTCGCGATGTACGTGGGCGAGGACAGCACGCACTATCATTGCCTGGGGGGCAATCAGGGCGACGCTATCTCAATCACGCGCATCGCCAAGAGCCGCTGCGTCGCGCGCCGCTGGCCCAAGGGCGAGCCTGTCATCGGCGGGTCGGTGAAGCTGACCGCGGCGGGAGCGTCGGTGTCGAGGGGCGAGGGGTAGAATATGAACCGCAGCCTTCAGCTCTCGGGCCTTTGGGCTCTTACCGGGCTTGCCTCGCTTTTGCTGGTCCTGATCGGTGTCGCGTTCGGTATCATGGGGTATCATATCGGGGAAGATGGCCGTGTGCCGGCAGCGGAGGCGTTTGGTCTGACGGCTTTGCTGCTGTCGTTTCGTGAGGTGATCGGCTCTATTCGAGCGCTGTACGATCATGAGGATCGGGCCAACCTGACGGACAAACTGGCGGCATCCACGCCAAGCGCAGAGATCGTGGCGCCAGCATCTGCCGCTGACGCAGGCAGCGCCGCCGATGCGGTGGCTGGTGCCGCGCAGGGCGAAGCAGACAGGATCAACGACCAATGAACCGCGCACGCATCATCGGCTTCGCTATCGCGTGCGCGGTAATGTTGGTCATCATGCTCGTGGTATCACGCTGCATGGCCGAACCCGCCCGGCAGGAAGCTGCCGCCGCGAAGGTGGATGCCAGCCTATCCGACGCCCGCGCCGCATCTGGGCAGGACGCCGTGGGCGCTGTCGCTGCGGCGGGCGCGCGCGAGGCGGAAAGCGAACAGCTCACAAGGGAGAACGACAATGCGATCCATTCTGCGCTTGGGGCTGGTGCTCCGGTCAATGCTGGCGTTGCCGATGCTGGCCGTCGCGGGCTGTGCCGCCGGGCCGCCTATCGTGACAGCGAGCAATGCAAGCGGCTGCTCAGCGCTCGTCCCTGATGGCTGGCGGTTGCCTGTTCCCGGTGCCGATATGCCGGGAGCCGATACCGTGGGCGACTGGATTGCTTTCGGCGATGCGCAGACTGGACGCCTCGACGTTGCCAACGGCCGGACTGCCGACGCCATCGCGATCGTTGAGCGGTGCGAGGCCCGAGATCGCGCCGCTGTCGTCGGGGTGACGCGCAAGAAGGTACTCGGCCTGTTCTAGGGAGAGCATTTCGGCTAAAGCTGCGGAGGCAAGGGGTGAAGACATGGCGTTCGATGCGAATGGAAACTGGAAGCCGGAAGACGATTCCGTCGCTACGCGCCTCAACGCGCTCACGACCAGCAACAGCCCTTACATCACCGCCGCACGAACGTCGGGGATGGCAACTGCCAACCGTCGCGGCTTGCTCAATTCGAGCATGGCGGCCGGGGCATCGGAGGGCGCCGCGATTGCAGCGGCAGCGCCGATCGCCAGCCAAGACGCGCAGCAGCTTTCGCAGAAGAATCTAGCCTATCAGCAGGGCGGATATGACATGGACCGGCAAAAGATCGTGACGGCATCTGCTGATCGATCGGCTGCGCTCAGCGCCGCATTGACGGCAAACGGGCAGTATCTCGATTCCTTCAATGGCCTCGCGGCAAACAAGGATATCCCGGCGGCAACGCGCGATGCGTACATCACGCATTTGCAGAATACCCGTTCGACCGGATTGGATATGATCCAGCAGGTCTATGGCATCAACCTCGATTGGGCGGGGAAGCCCGGAGCAAGCACGGCGCCGGCGCCGGCCGCCGGTGGGTATGGTGTGGTGCCGACCGACAAGAACGGTGTCCAAGGCGGCGGTGGCGGGTTCAACCCGTATCTCGTGCCATGATCCGCGCCGCGCGCTTTGCCGATATTCCACGGCTCACCGACTTGCTTTGCGAGATGCACGATCACTCCAAATATGCGGGGGTGGTGGAAGTCTCCCGCCCGGCGGCGCAGGGTCTATTGCAGAACGCCATTCGCCGGCACGACGGTGAACACGACGGCGGCGCGCTGGTGATGGTGGACGAGCAGGCGGGGGAGATCGAGGGGTTCATCGTCGGCGTGCTCAACCGGGTCTATCTGATCGGCGACAAGCTCGCGGCCAATGACCTGTTCTTGCACACGACAGGTAAGGCTGGCGGGTTGTCGGCGCTGAAGCTGCTTGCCGCCTACGTCGCGTGGGCCGATCGCAATCCCAAGGTTCACGAGATCAAGCTGTCATGGACCGACACGATGCCAGGGGCAGAACGTATCGGCATGGTGTATGAGCGAATGGGCTTCGCGCGCTGCGGCGCGATCTACGAAAGGGGGCGCTCGTGAGCGGCGTATTCAAGGCTGTCGGCAAGGCGTTCAAGGCTGTCGCCAAGGTGGTAAAGAAGGTTGCCGTCCCGGCGCTGGTGATCGGCGCCGTGGTGCTGACCGGTGGCGCGGCCATCGGCGCCCTGCCCGCTGTCGGTTCTGTTCTGGGAGGGTTGGGACTGTCAGCGGGGGTCACGGCAGCACTCACGACAGCTGTAACGTCGGCGGGAATCGGTGCCGCCGTGGGCGGCCTTGGCGCAGCTGCGACCGGCGGCAACATTCTCAAAGGCGCTACCACAGGCGGCGTTGCCGGCTTTGCGACCGGCGGCTTGCTGGCGGGTGCCGGCTTGGTGGGCGGAGCCGGCGGGGCCGCCACTGGCGGCGCGAGCGCGGCAACGGGTTCGGGTTCGTCTCTTCTCGGTCCGATCAGCTCGACGGTCGCGCAAGCGGGCGCCGTTCCAGGCATCACAGGCGCGGCGATCGGCGCTGCTCCGGTGGCCGCCGGTGCCGTCGCGCCGGCGGCGGCATCCGGCGCTGCGGCGGCGGGTGGGGGCGGGTTGCTGGGTGGCTTGGGCGGAACCGGAAAGGCGATGATCTTGAGCCAACTGCTTCAGGGCGTTGGCGGCGGGATCAGCGCCCACGAGGACGCCAAGGCGCAGGCGAATATGGTCAAGGATCAGCGCGCCGCGGTCGCGGCCAACTATGGCGGCGGCGGGATGCTGGCAAGCGGCGGCTTTGTCAGCCAAGACCCGAGCCGGCCGACACCAACCGCGCGGTATGATCCGGTGACCTTCGGCGGGCGCTATGCCTTCAACAAGGAATCGGGCAAGATCGAGTTCATTCCGAACGCGGCATAAGGGCGCACGAACATGGCTGGACTGTTGAGCGGCGGCGGCGTCGCGGTGCCCACGCAGGGCACATCGAACGAACCGGGCGCCGTGCCCGATACCGGAGCGCCCCGCATCAACGGGCCGGCGGAAGAAGCTGGTGCCAGCCCGTCGCCCAATGAGGTGAGTGACCGGCTCGGCGACGAAGAAGGAATGGAGCAGGCTTCGCCCGAAGAGCAGGCGCAATACGACCAGTTCGTCACCAACGGGATGCAGGTCATTTACGACGAGAAAGAGGGCGTTCGCGCTGACATTCTCGCCCGGCTCAAGGAATCCAGCGATCCGAAGGAGAACCTTGCCAACACGACGGCATGGCTGGTGACGATGCTGGAAACCAGCGCCGAGAAGAACGGCGCCCAGATCGATGACGCGGTGGTGATGCACGCGGGCAAGGAACTGATGGAGCAGCTTGCCGACGTTTGCCAGGCGGCGAACATCCACGATTTCAGCGACAAGGATATGGAGGGGGCGTGGTATCGCGGCCTCGACCTGTACCGTGAGACAGCGACGCAAGATGGGCGCGTGAATCCCGATCAGCTCAAGGAACAGTTCGGCGAGATCGAGCGTGCCGACCAAGAGGGGCGGCTAAACCAACTGTTGCCCGGCTTTGATCGCGCGCAGGCCGCGACGCAGCAACAGGGGGAATAAGGCGATGGGGCTTCTCGGCCGAATTGTAGGCGGCGCACTGTCGGGCGTAGGCGCCGGCATGGCGCAGGCAGCCGAGGCGCGGCGGCAGCAGTCGATGGAAATGCTGCGCCAGCAGTTTCAGACGGAGCGGGACGATCAAGCCTATTCTCGTACCGTAGAGCGGGATAACGCCAAGTTCGGTCAGCAGAAAGAGCTGAAGAACATTGATTACACCCAGGACGTGGGCAAGATCGCCATGACCGGGAAAGTGCAGCAGCAGCGCGACGCGACGCAACATGTTTACACCTTGGAGGAAATTGGTGCCAAGAGCGTGGCGGAGAAGGAGCAAATCCGCCTGCGCGAGCAGTTGGGCACCGCGCGCGATGCGGCATCTATCAAACTGCGAGACAGCTTGGAGACCGGCGATGTTCGCAGCGTCGTGCGAGGTAAGGATGGCCAGTATTACGGAGTCACCGATCGCGGATTGATCGCTACCGGAGTGCAGGCCGATCCCACTTCCGCGGACAAGTCAAGCAATGGCGGCGGATCGCTGACGGAAAACGAACAGGCCAACGCCTTGGCGGAAGCGCGCGCCGACTGGCGAAGGAACGGGAAGCAGGGAGACGAGCCGCGCGCGTCCGATTTCATCGGCATGACGCACGCGGAGTTCGCCGCGCGGCGCGGCGGTGATGGCACCCCTTCGGAAAGCGCCCCCGGCCTGCTGGCAAATCCCAATCGCAAAGGCGTAACCGTGAAGGCACGCCTCCCCGCACCTGCTGCCTCAGCCGCTGCCGCACCAGCGGCCGATCCGGTGCCAAGCTACGACCCCAGCCGGGCAGCCGGACTCATGGGGAGCCTGGGCCCCCCCGATATGACGCGCGGCGTTGCGGCGGCGCAGCGGCAGGAGGCAGGCAATACGTACACATTGGCGGACCTTAAGCAGTTCGCTAAGAGCAAGGGCATGTCGATTGACGAGGCCCGCCGGTGGGCCTCGAAGCAGGGCATGAAGATGGGGACGCAATGAGCAATCCGCTGCTGGACGCTTGGGACAAGAACGCCCCGGCTCGCCCTGTCACGGGCAACCCCCTGATCGATGCTTTTGACGATCAGCAGGACGCCAGCAGCGGGTTCGATACCGGCGCGTTTAAGGCCGATGGCGCTGAACGCCTTGATCGCGTTGTTCGCGACGGGCGGCGCAAGGAAGCGCCGGCCCCGCCGACCGTGCGCGATCGAGCAGGATGGGCCGCCCAAGGGATGGCCGATCTCGCGCAGTCGGCGACGGGCGGCGCGATCAGCGGCGTGGGCTCCGCGTTGGCCGGCGTGGCTGACCTCAGCGAGGCGACGGCGCGAACGCTGGATCGCTTTGCCACTGCGGCAGGGGCGCCCAACCTTGTCGATTATCTGATGGCTCCGGCCAACTATCTCGGCATCAATGCGCGCACCAGTGCCGCTGGCAATGCAATCGAGAAGGTGGGGGATGCCGCCGACGTTCCGGCGGATCGCCGCGGCAATCCCGCGAATATCGTGGCGAACGCGACCGGGCAGCTTGCCGGCCAGATCGTTCTCGGCTTGGCCGGTGGTGAAGCAATCATCGTGCCGTCGCTGCTGGGGCAGGGCGCCAACCAAGTCGCGGACACCGCGCGCGCAAAGGGCAAGGAAGGTACGGCGGGCGCGGATGCGGCCGTCATCGGCGGCGCGGCGATCACCGGGTTGCTGGAAAAGATGGGCCTCAACGCGGTGCTCGATCGCGTCCCCCCCAAGATCAAGAACCGGATCGTCGCCAAGATTGCTGATTACGCTGTGGCCGGCGGATACGAAGCAGCGGAAGAAGTCGCCGAACAGGTCTTGCAGAACTTGGCGGTCAAAGTGGGCATCGACCCGAGCCAGCAGCTGGGCGAGGGCGTGACGGAATCCGCCATTGGCGGCGGCGGCGCGGGATTTATTGCGCGCGCCGTGCTGGGGAAGTTCGGCCATAGACCTCGTGGGCGTGATGACAGCAGCATCCCCAACGACTTCGATCAGGGCGCGCCTATCGCGCCGACGGGACCCGATGCGCCGATCGGCCCGGATATGTCGCCAGCCTCCGAGCCGACGCCGACCGGAGATTTCCTGACCGGGGCCACCGGCGCGCCGCGCACATTCGCCACGCAGAAGCAGGCAGCTGTATGGATGACGGCCAACAAGCAGGCGCACCTGTGGGGCATTGACCCGCAGGATGACGGCACGTTCCGGCTCAAGCGCAATCCGCTCGCCGACGTGCCCGACGAGGCGGTTCTGACACCCGAAGATCAGGCCAGCCCGATTCCGAACAGCGTGATTGCCGCCGGCCGCCGCGCCGCGGGTGCGGCGCTCGACCCGCAGGCGGCCGCCGCAAAGGCGGATGCGTTCATCGCCGACCCGCTGAACGCCGAAGCGCCTACCCCGGAAGAGGCGATTGCCGCGCTCGAAGCGCAGAAGGCGGCGCCGGTGGGCCAGCCGCGTGCGCCCGACCGCGGGGAGCGCGCCGTCGCGCGCGCGCCGGCGGGTCTGTTCGAGCAGCCGGCGGCTGGCGGCGGCGCGGC